ATCGTCAGCCAAAAAGTTAGTGCATCAGTGCACAGAGCTTGGCGGCGTAAATGATGGAAGCACCGTAATGGTCCATCAAATAGCTACGGACGGGCGAGGGATCGTTATGAACTCCGCGAGTAGCAAATAGCTAGATGACGAGGCAGGAGGGCAATCGCGACGATAAATTCTGCGGTTGTTTTCAGAGGCCGATTCTAGTGGCAACTAGGTGTGGATGCAACAGGAGTTATTAAATTAACCAGAGTTCATTACTGCTGACGAGTATGAGGGTTCGATTCCCTCACTAGTTACAAATGTGCAGCGAATAAATAACAAAGACGCGCACCGGTCTAACGACAGTGGTGCACCGCGCTTAGGAAATGACTGCACACACGGGGGTGATTTGGTGTTGACGTAGTAGAAAGCCTGCAAAGGAACTACTTCGGAAGACAGTTCGAGTCTGTCCACCTCCACTAATTTTAAACTATATAATTATGCCAAATATGAGTTATTGCCGTTTCGAAAATACGGTAAGTGATATGCGAGACTGCATTAGTGCCATTGAAGATGGTGACACTAGCGATTTAAGCCCTAGTGAAATAAGAGCGCTTGATGAGTTTTTAGGTCTAGCACATGAAATTACTAATCTCGAGTATGAAATTGAAGAAATACTAGGAGATTATGAAAATTAAAGAAAAAGATTTAATAACTCTAGGTTTCGAGCGAACTGACGTGTCTGAGAAAGAATCTGGTGCTAATTCGTTTTATTATTATACATTAGATTTTGGTGAAAATAAAGTTGTAAGTCTTATTAGTTCAAGCGATGACGAAGTGGTAGATGATAATTGGCTTTTATCAATATTTGAAGACGAGTGTTTAGTAGTAAAAAAGCTAGAAGATTTAATTAGTTTTATAAATATAATGAAAAAATTTAATAAAAAAAAGAAATAAATTATGAAAATTAAAGTAAAACAAATGACAAGCCCAAGGGCAGGTGTATTAATGTGTATTCATCCACCTGTAGCTAACCAATTTATTATCTATACAAGTGAAGGAAAATATTTCCAAAGCTACGATAGTATTATTGTTGCTATTGAAGACGGTAAAATAACGTTAGATGAAAACACTTGGAATTACTCACGCACAACTAGTAAATACAGAAATATATTTTTAGACGAAACGACTGCAGAAACTAGAGCTAAAATAGAATCAGGTGAGTATGAACTAGAAGATCTTAATTAATTCAAAAGAAAAATAAATTATGAGTGATTACCAAGGATGGACTAATTACGCCACATGGCGTGTAAATTTAGAAATACTAAGCGACATAGAGTTTGAGAACAAAACGTCGGCAGATGACCTAAGAGAAATAGTAGAAGATATAGTATTTAGCCAATATGAGCTTAGCAACGGATCTCATTTAATTGAAGACTATGCAAGAGCTTTTATAAGTGAAGTTAATTTTTATGAAATAGCTCGGAGTATTAATGAAGAACTAGAATTACAATCATAATACGATAACTATTGGATAATATTAATGTAACAAATAAACAATTATAACTATGAAAATCAAAGGATTAACAGAACAAGACTGTGCTTTTGTATACTACGTCTTACGAGACTGGTCACAAAACCATGAAAATTATGACGAACAAGATGTAGATGATGTCTACCAAATTGCTAAAAAATTTAAAACTTACTAAATATGAAATACCTTTATCAAGAACTAGATGAGTTGTTAAGTACTATTAAATACTCAGACGAAAGGGGTTTAGATGATCTATATGATAATCTATACTTCGAAGACATTTTAGAAACATGTAAAGAAATTGCAAAATATATAGAAGAATAAACATATGAGATCAAACTTACTATCTCGGCTAAAGCCCGAGTTTAAAAAAGGCTTGGAAGACAACAAGGTTAGATATCCTGATATGACTAACGATATTGAGTTCTTACTTACTCAATTATTTTACTACGACGACTTAACTGTTCGTCAAGTGTTAAACATATTTGTGTTCTCTGACATGGAATATCTTGACAGAAAATCATTCGACTGGCGCTATGGTGAAGACGTATTCGAAGTTGAAAACAACGTAGCATAATGGTTATGTGTGAATGGACGCTTGCAGATATTAAGAATAGAGCAAGCAATAAGGCTTTTGCAAAGGTTACAACGCTAACCTTAGATGTTGAAACTTACAAGGAAGACTTAAGAACAGGTAATATCGGAGGTGTTACTTATGAAGAGTTTGAACAAGTAGTAAAAGGCTACGAAAAAGAGCTACAAGTATGGAATTACATTACAGAATTAATAGAAAAACAATAATAATATGAGTAAAAAACTAATTACACCAGAACTAATTAACGAAAGACTAGAAGCTAAAGGCTTCGGTGACATTCAAGCTAACAATGAAAACGCAGCTAGAAAATCAGTACTAAAACATTTCAGTGTAGAACTAACAGACAACTATGCCGGTAGTGCCGACTTCTATATATACGAAGAATCAACAGCTGATGGCTACTCAGTGTTTGTAGCTACTCACGACCTAAGTGTAGTAAATGTAAGCGAGAATATATACTATTACGACACTGATCTAAGTGGTGCTCTTATAGATTTTATGAAATATTTCGCTAACGGCGATGAAGATTATCCTGAGGTTGTATATGTAGATGATCTTCACCAGCAATTTATTTATGATGCTATCGAGGAGTTATTTGTGTATTTAGCTGAAAGATTCGAAGAAGAAGTTATCGATGAACTAAAAAACGAAGGGTACGTGTATGATGATCCTAAAACAGAAGCAGAATTTATAAACGAAGTAAATAATATATTAAACTAATTATGACAGAAACAAAACAAAAATTACCAGAGTGGTTCAAAGGTATGCTATACACAGAAGGATTAATAGTAGAAAATCCATTTAGTGGAGAAGAATACGAGCTAAATAATGTAGAACTAAGTATGTATGACTTCTTAATGGGTTGTGCTTTGCTGTTTGAAAGAGCATCTAACAGAGTTAACGACGATATGATAAGAGACTACGAAAAAGGTATTAAATGGTTCAGGCAGAATAACCCTGAAGCTTATATGGCTTTGCTAGATTAATTACAAACTAAATACGATTGTCTTCGGATAATATGTATGTAATAACATTTGTCTCATGGTGTAATTGGCAACACGTTGGTTTTTGGTACCAAAGAGTCTAGGTTCGATCCCTGGTGAGACAACAATTATTAACAATTAAATTAAATAACTTATGAATAGATTAATTTTACCAATGCAAAGCGTAGAAGTTAATTCAACAGCTATAAGCAAAGCTGATTATGAATATGACAACTACAAATTAACGTTAACTTATAAAAACGGTAGTTCTTATAGTTATACTAAAGTTCCAAACTTCGTGTTTGAAGGCTTAAGATTATCTCAATCTAAAGGCAAGTTTATTAACAAGTATGTGTTATCAACTTATAACTATAGAAGAGTTTCGTAGATGACAGATGAAGAAATGAGCAAGTTGGCTGACATTATTGTCGACAAGATAATACAAAGACAAAAAGCTTATGACGAAGAGTTTAAAGCCGATATTCAAGCGATGGTAGGTGAAAATACCGACCTTGAGTTCGGCGTTATAACTCAAGATGAGCTTATAATTCAAGAAATAGATAGTCTTCAAGAAAGATTAGCACAACTAGAAGAAAAAGAAGACTACGAATCAGCAAGGATCGTAGCAAATAAAATTAAACACTTAAAAAATAAATACAATTTATGATAAAACCAATGCTCGCATACAAAGTAGACAAAAAACCTGTCGACTGGTCCGAGAAAGTATTCATACAACCTAAGCTTGACGGTATTCGTTGTATATTCACTAAAGATGGTGCATACTCTCGTACAGGTAAAGAATTTAAAAACCTAGCTCATATCAAGTATGATCTAACAGACTTTTTTAGAAAAAATCCAAACACTGTACTAGACGGTGAGTTGTATAATCATGCTCTAAAAGACGATTTTGAGAAAATCGTATCATTGGTCAGAAAAACTAAACCGACTGAAGACGATCGCCGAGATGCACAACATTTAGTACAATATCACGTGTATGATACTATAGCTGAAGGTCCTGATTACGAGTCTCGTTTTAACTGGCTAAGAACTAATTTACCTATCGCAGCTTCAATGACACTTATTAAAAATACAGTTGTTGATAGCTATGATGAAGCTAAAATGTTACACAACGTACACTTAGCTCAAGGCTACGAAGGCTCTATGCTCCGTCTTAATAAACCGTATGAACAAAAACGTTCTTACAACTTACAGAAGTTTAAAGACTTCAGTGACACCGAAGCTACTATTATCGGTTATGAAGCTGGCAAAGGCAAGTTTACAGGTCTTATTGGCAAGTTCTTTATGCAAGATGATGACGGTAATGAGTTTGGTTGTCCTATCGGTAAAGGTTATAACTTTGCTGATCGTAAAGCTATATTAGACAATGTACACGACTATATCGGTCAACGCGCTACATTTACTTATTTTCAACGAACACAAGCAGGTTCATATAGACATCCGCTTTTTAAAACACTTAGAAATTATGAATAGAGATAAACATATATGGGAAGGCTGGACAGTTGGTGACTTTATTGACGATATAGAAGTTACATTTAACTATCGATCAAAGTATTCTAACTTTTGGAAATCTAAAGAAGATCTTAAAAAATGGGTTGCGTCAGAACAGCCTTATTACAAGAAACACATACCAGAAGTGTATAATTATTTCTTAAAAAAATCAGGATTATGAGTAAACTTATATGGAAACTATACAATGAAAATATGATAAGTGAAGAGGTTGTACATCAACTTCTTGACTGTCATTATAACAGAGTTAACAATAAAAAATACTAATGAATATATTTTATTTACACGAAAACCCATACTTAGCTGCTACATACTTTTATGATAAGCATAAGGTTAAGATGATACTAGAGTGTGCTCAAATGCTTTGTACAGCTCATCACGTATATGGAAATGGTGACAATGTACCTTATAAGAAAGCACATTTAAATCATCCGTCTACAATATGGGCTAGATCAAGTAAGTCAAATTATTATTGGCTATACGATCACATGCTGAGTATCGGTAAACAATATACTAAGCGATATGGTAAGTATCATTTAAGTATTGAGAAATGTAGAGAAGCTTTAGCGTTTGCGCCTGTAGGTATGCCTGACACTGGTTTTACAGAACCACCACAATGTATGCCTGATGAGTATAAAGTTGAAGGCGATAGTGTATCAGCGTATTGGAATTATTATGAAGCTGAAAAAGTTTCAGTAAGAAACAAAGGTGAAGCAATAATAACAAGACCAAATGGGTAGAACTAGAGAATTATTTGAACAAATGAGGTTGGAATCAGAAAATGATTATAATAATAATCATATTTTTTACCAACAATTAATACCAACTGAGGACTATGACAACAGCCCTCGAATATAAATAGTAATAAGCTTATGTCACACGAAAGAAACCTTGATTATCTTATCAAGAGACGTATTATATACCGTAGATCACCGATCACAGACAAACCAACAGAATCGTTTGACTGGGGTGATTACTATGAAAATGGTACATATGAATGCTATGAATTATTTCGTAGCAAAGCTAAGATAACAACATACAAATCTCTTAAGTGGCATATGCTTGTTCTATGGTATTTAAACCCTCAACTAGATCAAGATGAGTTTCAAGCTTTATTTAAGTATATATGTAACAAGCGCACTGGTTTTATAACATTCAATGTTAATGAATCGTTGCTATACACAATGGTATATGAAGTGAGTATGATGGATTTAGATAAACCACCAAGAAACAAACAGCGTAAGATTATCTTCAAAGAGTTTTGTAAACTTACAACTGAAGAAAAATTAAGTGTTGTAGGCAAAATGGTAGGTCGATCTAAGTCAATACACGAAGATGATATTTATCAGTGCATGTTAGATATACACGATATGGGTAAAAAAATAACAATAAGCAAAATAGCAGGTTTATTAGATTGCTCAGCTAGAACAATACATAGAAATATGGGTATGGATCTTAAGAAAGAAAAAGAATTATTAAATCAAGAATTATGAAAAAAGACTTTAATGAGTGGATGGCGAGTATAGGTAATATATACTACGCCGATAACAGGCTAATGTCACAAGCTTTTGAAAAAATAGAAGAATATGAAGAAATATAACGTACAAAATTACGTAAGATATAAAGAGGATCTTAAAAAGTCTATGCCTTCTGATAAGTTTTACGATTATTATACTCGTGACGAAATGATAATAAAGTTCATGCCACTAGTAGAAAATTTAGCACGTAAATTCTCAACATCGCAGCAAGCGTCAGGCGTTTTAAGCATAAACGATCTTATACAAGAAGGTAATAAAGGTTTGATACTTGCTGTAGATAGATTAGAATGGGACGAAAAACTTATTGATTCACCTGATATTGAAAAAACATTAAAAAGCTTTTTTAGTAAAAGAATTAAAGGTGCAATACGCAGAGCTATAGATATAAACAGAGGTAACATAAAAATACCTGAGCATAAGCTTAATGAAATACGTAAATCACCAAAAGACGAAAAAATGGTTGCTATGTTTTTCAACTCTATATTCTCTAGCTATGATGAATATGAAGATGATAAAGAAAACCCTATTTATCAAGTAGAAGATAAATCAATTTCTTATAATTTAAATTTATTAAATATATATTTATTAAGTTTAATGAAGCAACATTTAAGCAGTATGCAATATGATGTATTACGCATGTCTTATGGATTAGACTGTGATAAAATGTCTGCTAATGAAATAGCTAGCAAAATAGGTATACAAGTAGCCACAGCAAATGTTAGAGTTTCTCAGATAAAAAAAGATGCAATAAACATACTTATAGATAATGTAGACGCTTCGCAAGTGATTGATTATCTGTAAGATAGGTGATTAAATGTTGAATTTTATGTGTAATTATATTAATATACCAAATAACAAAACCATATGACCATAAACGAAAAACTGGCTACGATCCAGACAAAGTTTAAATCTAAAAAATCTAGATTTAATTCATTCGGCAAATATTACTTCAGATCAGCCGAAGACATTCTCGAAGCAACAAAACCCTTTCTGTTAGAGTTAGGAGTAACAGTAACTATAGACGAGCAATTAGTTGAAACAGGTGGTGTACCTATCATTTGTTCTACGGCTACAATTAGTGATGGCGAAAATGCTGTACACGCCTCTGCTTTAGTTGGTGTAGACTTAAACCAAAAAGGTATGCAAGTACCTCAGCAGTTTGGATCAGCTTCGAGCTATGGTAAGAAGTATGCATTAGGTAATTTATTCCTAATAGACGATACGCAAGATTCAGATGCGTCAAACAATCACGGTAAAGGTAACGCAGCCAAACCTAAGTTAGAAGGAGCTGCACTAACAAAAGCAAAAGCTTTTATTAAATCAGGCGGAAGCTTGGATGCTATTAAAAAGAAATATGACATTCCAGCTGATGTACTAAAAACGTTATAATGAAAAGAAAAGATGAGTTAAACAAGTTGAGAGAAGATGAACATTACTATGGTAAGTTTGGAAAACAGTTTCTAAGTAATTCAGATATCTCGACCTTATTAACAAATCCTTTGGCGCTAGGGAAACCAATGAAACCAATCCCTGCATTCCTAGTTGGAGGCTATTTTCACACAGCTATTCTTGAACCACATAAGCTCAAGAATTTTAAGATAATAGAAACTACGACTAGGAATACCAAAGCGTACAAAGAGATCTCAGACGGAGAGCTTTGCTTATTACAACACGAAGTAGATCAAACAGAGTTATTAGTAGAAAAAATTATGTCTAATGAAATCTGTAGAAATTTAATACGTGGTGAAAACGTAGAGTATGAAGTACCTGGGATTGCTGAAATATTTGGTAATAAATGGAAAGGTAAGGCAGATATTATTAATCACGATGAAAAGTTAATCATTGACTTAAAAACAACTGCAGATATTTCTAAATTTCAATATTCAGCATCAAAGTACAATTATAACAGTCAAGCTTATATATATCAAAAGCTGTTTGGTTATGAAATGATTTTTATAGTTATAGATAAAACCACACATCAAATAGGTATATATGACTGTTCTGATAAATTCCTATCTTATGGAGAGGAAAAAGTTCAGCAAGCAAGTGAAGCTTACGATTTATTTTTTAAAAATCCGGACTTTAAACCGGAAAACTATTTTATTAACAAAACCCTATAATTATGGCAAGTATTATTAAAGCAAGCATTAACTTAAATGAAATTCCTAAGGATAAAATTTATGTTGGCAAAAAAGGTAAATATTTACCTATTACAATTACCCTAAATGATGAAGTAGATAACTACGGAAACCAGGGACCAGTTGTAGTTGAGCAGTCTAAAGAAGAGCGTGAAGCTAAAGCTCCTAAAGTTTATTTAGGTAATGTCAAAGTAGTATGGACTAACGGAGACAATGTTGCAGCGGCGCCTCGTGAGGGTCAGCCTCAACAAGCAGCAGCGGCAGTACCAGAGCCTGCAGATGATCTACCATTTTAATTCCGACCGCCGCCATTTTAAAGTCAAAACACTTTACTGGTGTGAGATGTGTGGGAAAAGTGTATCGGAAGAAGAATATGACTTCTGCGATATATGCCCCGACTGTAGAGACGGAGATTAACAATTAAATTAAATTAAATGCAGACAACAGAGATCAATGGATTTTTGATTGATGAGTTCAATCAACATAAGCTTGAAGAGGGAAAAAAGCAAGGCATATGTCCTCTTTGTTCTCACGATAGAAAACCCAAAAATCAAAAGGCAAAATGTGCGTCTTATGATTGGGAACGGGGTCTCGGTACTTGTCACAACTGTAATACATCATTTCAACTACATACGTATCAACGTAAAGGTGCTAGTGAAAAGGTATATGTAAGACCTGCAGAGGTTGCGCATAAACCTCCAGCTAGCAAAGTAGTTGAGTGGTTTAAAACTAGGGGAATATCTCAGAAAACTCTCACTGATCTTAAGATTGGTGAGGGTCCTGAGTATATGCCTCAGACCGGTAAAACCGAGAACGTTATAAAGTTTAATTACTTCATGGGCGATCAACTTATTAATGTTAAGTATCGTGATGGACGAAAAAACTTTAAATTATATAAGGGCGCTGAAAAAGTGTTCTATAATATAAACAGTATAATAGGTTATGAGTATTGTGTTATTGTTGAAGGCGAAATGGATGTGCTTGCGCTACACGAAGCTGGAATAACAAATGCAATATCAGTTCCAAACGGAGCTACGTTAAATAGCAATAACCTTGATTACTTAGATGCTTGTATAGATTATTTCGAAGACAAAGAAAAAATCATATTAGCTGTAGACACAGACGAAGCAGGTCAAGCATTACAAACAGAGCTAGTTAGAAGATTAGGTTCTGAGGTATGTTACTTAGCTTCATTTGAAGATTGTAAAGACGCTAACGAATACTTAGTAAAATATGGAAAAGAAAAATTATCGCAGCGTATTTCAGGAGCAAGACCAGTACCGCTTGAGAATGTTACAACATTCAGGGATATTGAAGATGAAGTTACCGACTTTGTTAAGAATGGCTTTAAACCAGGATTTCAAGTTGGCTTGGAAAATTTTGATGATATCTTCTCAACTTACACTGGTCAATTCATTACTGTTACTGGTATTCCTAGTTCCGGTAAAAGTGATTTCGTCGATCAAATGGTTGTCGGATATAATAATAACTACGGATGGAAAACAGCATTTGCGTCGCCAGAAAATGTACCGACTTATTTACACGCTCATAAGTTAATGCGTAAGCATTGGCAAGGTATGCCGACTAGAGATGATATTGGTGGAGATAAATGGAATCAAATAGCAGATCATTGTAATAGCAATTACTTTCACATTGATATGGAACGTTATACGTTAGATTCTGTATTACGTAAAGGCGCTGAGCTGGTTAAACGCAAAGGTATTAAATGCTTGGTTATTGATCCATTTAATAAAGTAAGAGATATCGATTGTAAAACTGAAGATGTAAATCGTTACACTATGGAATACTTAAGCAAGATTGAAATCTTTGCTAAGAAGTATGATGTATTAGTGTTTATTGTAGCTCACCCAACTAAAATGTATAAAGACAAAGATGGTAAAATTGAAGAACCAAATATGTATAACATTAAAGGCGGTGGTGAATGGTATGATGCTAGTTATCACGGGTTGTTAGTTCATAGAGATTATGAGGCAAAAACAGTCAAAGCTAAAGTACTTAAAGTAAAGTTTCAAAACCTCGGTGAAAACGGAGCTGAAGCTCATTTTAAATGGGAGCCTAAGTCTGGTTGTTTTATACCTCACGAGCAAGTTAACTTAGCTGGTGAAAAAATGCCATGGGAGTAAATGGCAAAAAGTAAAGGTGTAAACATGGGTGAGTATTTAGCTACCCCTGGAGAATGGGAAGCGTATAGATGGTGTATAAGAAATGCTATACACATTGCACCCAAAGCTTTGACTGAAGCTAGATGGACAATTACAATAACAAATAAAGGAATAACTAATCAAGACCCTGAAAGCTATACAAAAGTAGTTATTTGGGAGACAGTCTTTAAATATTACAAATATTATTATGACAAATATAATTAATGCAGAATTTGAAACAGCGAGTGATGCTTATAATTGGCTTTTTCCTAAAATAATTTGGGATGGGGTCGACTTCGGTGATACTAAAGCGTTGTTTAATGTAGGTTTTACAATACTGAATCCTACAGACAAAATTATTCATAACAAAAACCGCAAGTGGAATATTGAATATGCAGAAGCTGAATGGCAATGGTATTTATCAGGTGACCCTAGTGTTGAAAAGCTTGGTGAAATATATGGTAAAGTGCCTCAAATATGGAAACGTATGGCTGATAGCTTAGGCAACGTAAGATCTAACTACGGTTGGCAATGGCAGCGTAATCATCAAATAGACAAAGTTGTAGCAATGCTAAAAGACAATCCACAAACTAGACAAGCAGCAATAAGTATATATGACGGTAAAGAAATTGATACATACAGAAACGATACACCTTGTACATATGCTGTTCAGTTTACGGTACTAAATAATAAGCTTAATATGTCTGTTTATATGCGTTCTAATGATCTCTGGTACGGCTTTTGCAACGATCAGTATCAATTTGCATCATTGCAAGAATTAATCGCAGAGAGGACAGGATATGAAGTTGGTACTTATTACCACCACGCACATAACTTACATCTGTATAACAATAAAATAACTTAATATGTATTATTTATATCACATACCTGGTAAAAAGATTGGCGTAACACGTAATCTTAATACTAGAGTAACCCTTATGCAAGGCTATAAGGAGGGTGAGTATGAAGTTCTTGAACAGTCAAGCGATATAGATTATATATCAGACCGTGAAATAGAACTTCAAAAGTCTTATGGCTACAAAGTTGATAGACAATCCTATAAAAATTTAATTAATAAAAACAATCAAATGCAAATAAACGCTACAGAGCAGACCTCAACATTCCCATGTCCATTAGACAAACTGAAAGGTAGATTAATGGACAATTTAAATTTAGTATGGCAAACATCACACGGTGAATTTGAAATTACAAAAGAAAATATACCTTGGATATTAGCTAACGCTAGGGCCTCGATGTATAACGATAATCGAAGCTATATTTATAACAAGGCTTTTTATGAAGCCTTTTTTAATCCGAAACATACACCTAAACCTTACCCTTTACCCTCACGCTTTGATCTTATAAGAACTTGGGCTAGCGATAGAGGTATTTATGGTCAAGGCAATTCACATACACAATATGTTAAGCTCATGGAAGAAGCTGGTGAGCTAGCTAAAGCTTTATTAAAAAGAGATAATTTAGAAATAATAGATGCTATTGGAGATATGGTTGTAGTACTAACTAACCTAGCGGCAATGGAAGGTTTACAAATTGAAGGTTGTATTGATTCGGCCTACAAAGAAATAGCTAACCGTAAGGGTAAAATGGAAAATGGTACATTTGTAAAAGAAACACTATAATGAAGATAGACACTAAAGATGAAATAGTATTAGCAGTACTAAAGAAAATGGATCAACGTAGTATTATTGGTCAACAAAAATACGGAGCCACAATGATGCAAGAAATAGTTGGTGAGGAAAAAGATCTAAATCGTTTCTTAATTGATGTGCAAGAAGAGCTTATGGATGCTTTGCTATACATTGAAGCTGCTAAACGATGCTTGTCAGATGAAATTGAACAAGCTATGATTAATAGAAATAATATCATTGGTCAAAATGGTAACGATGGTCTGCATTATGACGAAGATCATGCTTTAGATACTGTTTTAAATGATATGGTTAAAGACATTGAAGTAAATGAAGAGACTACCCTATAAAAAACGAAGTAGAAAAAAAGGTCCAGTGCAGTCGAAGAAGGTGTCATATGATGGCATCAACTTCGCCTCAGGGCTAGAACGCTATATGTATATGGCTTTACAAAAAGCTAAAATAAGGTTTAAATATGAAGGAGAGACTTTTGTTTTACTTAATGGTTTTCATTTTGATAATGAAGTTTATGAAAGACAATCTAATGGAAAAGGTGAGTATAAAAATAGAGGTTGTAAAAGAATACTTCCTATTAAATACACTCCGGATTTTATTGGTGATGATTTTATAATTGAAACTAAAGGTAGAGCTAACGAAAGTTTTCCAATGCGTTGGAAGTTGTTTAAGCAATTAATTGTAAGACAATTTCCAGGTATAACATTGTACAAACCACAAAATCAAAAAGAATGCGACGAGACAATAAGCATAATCCTTTCGAAGCGAAGAGGATAGCTAGACAAAAGTATGCTGAGCGCCAAATTGATAAGTTTGTCAAATGGAGTTGGGAAATACGAGGTAAAGTTAAATATAATGAATTAATAGAATTACAAGAACAGTATGGAATTAGATGTAGCGAAAATTGAAAAATATGTAAGAGATAAATACCCTAGAACTTTTAAAGACAAACCTTTAACTATAATAGAAGAACAAGACTTTTATTTAATAAAAAGAAACAACGACGAATCCCCATTAATATTAAGCAAAAACATATAATATGAGTAAAGAAAATGAAAACAAACCATTGTGGTCAATTGAATTAGGATTTTATCCTGGAATAGTTATAGGAGCTAGAACATATCCCGAACCAGAACAAACAACTCACGTGCTATACATACCTTTTATAGATTTAGCGTTAACAATTTACAAATAATGGATCAAGACGTAGAAACACAATTCCATACAATAGACCTGTTTATACGATCTGTTTTAGATGATATGGATAAAGTATCAAAATCAACAAAAAAGATCGATATAATGGCTTATATTGATTCCTGGAAGACTGAATTAAAGACTGTACAACACATAATAAATATATAATGGGATTATTTGACAAAAGAATAGCTTACAAACCTTTTGAGTACCCTGACTACTACACAGAAGGCTGGTTGAAACAAGCTCAAGCATTTTGGTTACATACTGAAATTTCAATGCAAAGTGATATAAAAGATTGGAATGAAAAACTTAATGAAAAAGAAAAGCATTTAGTTGGTAATATCTTATTAGGCTTTGCACAAACAGAATGTGCTGTGTCAGACTACTGGACACAAAAAGTAGTAGGTTGGTTTCCTAAACACGAAATACAACAAATGGCCATGATGTTTGGATCACAAGAAACAATACACGCTGTTGCTTACAGTTATTTAAATGAAACATTAAAGTTAGAAGATTATGAAGCATTTTTACATGAGCCTGCTACGGCTGAGCGTTTTGATAATCTTGTTGCTTACGATGGTGATAATCCAATCGGCATTGCTAAATCACTTGCTGTATTCTCTGCGTTCGCTGAAGGAGTTAGTTTGTATTCTGCTTTTGCAGTGCTGTATTCTTTTCAGTTACGCAATTTGCTTAAAGGTATTGGACAGCAAATGAAATGGTCCGTAAGAGATGAATCATTACATAGCAAAATGGGTTGTAAACTATTTCGCGATATGTGTAGTGAAAATGATCAATTACTACATTTATGTCGAGAAGATATAATAAATGCTGCGGAAACAATGATTAAATTAGAAACTAAATATATTGACAAAATGTTTGAGATGGGTGATATCGAGGGTATATCAGCTAATGATTTGAAACATTTTATAAAAAAGAGAACAAATGAAAAACTTGTGGAACTCGGTTATGTTGACTTGGGATCGTATTTTGCGTATGACACCAAAGCAGCAGCTAATCTTGATTGGTTCTATCATCTTACCGGCGGGGTCACTCATACTGATTTTTTCGCGACTAGGCCGACTGATTACTCGAAAGCTGGGGAAGGCGAAGACTTTGAAGACATTTGGTAATGTCATAACTGAAGACGAATTATACGAACAATTATACAAATGAAAGAACAAACTTTAATAGAAATGAAAAACAAAATTGAAACGCTTGGACAAGCTGCTCAATTCTTAATGCAAGAAACTAAAAACTTAAAAGACCTAGCAGTAGGTACATTAGAAACAATTAAACAAATGCCTGATTATGAGCAAGCTATCGAAAAGCTTAAAGAAAAAATGGTTGAAAAAACTGGTGAAGCAAAGAAAGCTGACACCGGTGGAAAGATTATCGAATAGATTAGGGTATATGGGGACGGCGTTTATGATGATGTCTCCCCATTTATTACCGGATCAAATTGGAATGGTTACATATATTATAGCAGGTGCTATATCAATACCTCAAGTGTTTGTAGCAAAACAATGGAACTTAGTAGCAGTTAATTTAAACGTAGCAATAGCCTACACAATATTATATTTATCATAAATGTGGAATGAAAATTGGAAAAAAGGAGAAGATTACCCTACGTGGGGTGATACGGACGTATACAAAAAGACAATATCCGGGGGATATTTATTTGACGGAGAGTCACCTAAAGAAGCATACATGCGCGTCAGTAAAACGGTTGCTCGTAGATTATATAAGCCGGAAATGGCAGAAACTTTCTTCGAGTATATTTGGAACGGATGGCTTTGCCTCGCGAGTCCAGTATTATCTAATACCGGCACTGATAGGGGTTTGCCTATTAGCTGCTTTGGTATCGATGTTGCTGATAGTATACAAGACATAGGACAGAAGAACTTAGAGATGATGCTACTCGCTAAGCACGGCGGTGGAGTTGGTATCGGTATTAATCAAATTAGACCCGCTGGCGCTAAAATTACAGGTAATGGAACATCAGACGGAGTCGTACCTTTTTGCAAAATCTATGATAGCACAATTCTTGCGACTAATCAAGGATCAGTCAGAAGAGGAGCAGCATCGGTTAACATCAATATTGAACACAATGATTTCGAAGAATGGCTTGAGATTAGAGAGCCTAAAGGAGATGTCAACAGACAATCGCTTAATTTACATCAGTGTGCAATTGTGGGTGATAAGTTTATGCGACGCCTTGAACAAGGAGATGCGGATGCTAGAGCTAGATGGAGTAAATTACTTAGAAAGCGAAAAGCAACTGGAGAACCGTATATTATGTTTAAAGGAAATGTTAACAAAGCAAATCCAAAAGCATATAAAGAAAACGGGTTAAAAGTACATATGACAAACATATGTTCAGAGATAACGTTACACACAGATGAAAACCACAGCTTTGTTTGTTGTTTATCATCATTAAACTTAGCAAAATATGAAGAATGGAAAAACACTAACCTTATTTACGACGCCATATGGTTTCTTGACGGTGTTATGGAAGAATTTATTCAAAGGGCGAAAGGATTACGCGGATTCGAGAATTCTATACGATCTGCACAGAAAGGGAGAGCATTGGGACTGGGAGTCCTCGGCTGGCACACTTACTTACAAGAGAAGGGTATTCCTTTCGAAGGTTTATTATCTCAGTTTGAAACTAGGAGGATATTTTCGCAAATTAAAATTGAAAGCGAAAGAGCTTCCATGGCGCTTGCTGAAACTTATGGTGAGCCTTTGTGGTGTGTTGGCACTGGTTATCGCAACACTCATTTGCGCGCCGTTGCTCCTACTGTCTCTAACAGTAAGCTCTCTGGAAACGTAAGTGCAGGTATTGAACCTTGGGCTGCCAATGTGTTTACTGAACAATCTGCTAAAGGTACTTTTATACGTAAAAATCCTACGCTAGTTAAATTGTTAAGAAAACTTAAAATAAATAATAATGAAATTTGGAACAAGATTCTCGCGGATGGTGGTAGTGTTCAAGATATACCTGAGCTTGATGGGGTTACTGTTGGGTCACACGAAATCCCTGCGAAAGAAGTATTTAAGACGTTTAAGGAGATTAATCAATTAGAGTTAGTTAATCAAGCTGGACTGAGACAGCAGTATATAGATCAATCTGTTAGTTTGAATTTAGCTTTTCCTAGTGAAGCGACGCCTAAATGGCTTAATAAAGTACATCATGAAGCTTGGAAAAAAGGAGTGAAGACTTTATATTATACGAGAACAGAGAGTGTTCTACGTGGAGATATTGCACAGCAAGCGATGAGTGAAGATTGTCTTGCGTGTGATGGTTAGTTGTTTAGTTAGTTAGAAAGAGGGCGCTGGAAACGGCGCTCTTGTTTTATTTTAATATTTTAAAATTAAACTTTTATGAATTACGAAAAATTATTTAACAAATGTGTTGATATTTTATTATATTTAACTGATGTTACTGGTTTAAGTTATCAAGAGGTTAATGTTTGGGTATTTGTAATTATAGAACCTGCTATATTTATAATAATGTTATTTTATATATTATATATTAATAATAAACTCTACCGTAAATCTCAGCAGGTTTAACACCAGCTAGGTATTGGCCCACCGTTGTTATAGCATCAAGTTTTTCACTTTGGCCTTTGTATGGGTTTAAATCCCAAACATCATAGTAAGCTATATATTTTCCTTTTTCGTCTTCCCCTTTGCTAAGAGAGTAGTTACCTAAAACATCACCATACATCTCTCCTACCATTTCATCTTCGTAACCTTTATTAGCTTCAAGCATTGCTTTTATATTTTTTTCAGTGTGGGGAGAGCTATAATAAGTTACGTTTTTGTCTTTAGCTTTAGTAGGTTTATATTTAGAGACTGGTATAGTGCCGTGTTCTTGCTTACCTGTCATCATCATGCTTAGTAAATCTCGTCTTTCTGCATCATGAAGCATATTTTCTTCAGATTCTGGATCTAAATATAGTTCCTTTAGCCAATCTTCTTCTTTTTCAAAAGACGCTATAGAACCTTCTTCTGGCTCTTGTAATACACTTTTAACTCTTTCAAGTACTCCATCAGCACCTTCGTAGCCATAAGGATTTATATTTCTTGTAAATTTTTCTCTTAAAGGTTTTGTGGCTTGCGTTATTCCAAACTTTAAAGCTTTAATTCCAAAATTCGCAAGTCCTGTAGGTATTGTATTAATAGCTAAGAACTTAGGTGAAGCTCCGCTACCTTTTTTTGAATTACTTTTTACAACTCCTAAATCTACCTCAGGTAACATCTCTGTTTTAATAGGAGGCTGTGAGTTTGTTAAGCCGTCTTGACTCAACCTTTTTTTCATGTTAAATCCCATACCTATATTTTATTTTTTACATTTTTTCCTTTTTTATATTTTTTCTTTGTAGGAGCATCTTCAGAACCTATTTTGTAACCGTTGTTACCCTTAACACCTAAGCCTTGAGGTCCTATTCCTTTTGTTTTCATAATTTATATATTTTAGTGTTGATGAATCTTGTGATTAATTATCAATACACCCTTCTAATTCCTTTACTTTTAATTTTAGTTCATCAATATCGCTTACAGCTTTTGCCTGATACTTTTCTAAATATAGTAACCGCATGTTTTGCTCCGCATCATCTGGTAAAGATCCTAATTCACCGCGCGGCCATTTAACTCTAAACTCAGAATTCATATTAAGCTCAGACTCCATGCGCATTACATTAATGCGAAGCTGTTGTATTTCAGCTATTAATGTAAAATAGACTCCAGCTATGGAAAGCAATCCTGCACAAATAGCTATAATTGTTTTTACATTAATGTTAAAATTTGTGTTTTCGCTTAATTCTTTCATATTATTGTCTTCCAAAAAAGCATATTATATTTTCATATTCTTTAGACACATCAAAACTTGGGCATGCTTTACTTGAAAATTCATTATGTCCATGCAATGTAGCATCTGGGTAATCCTTCATTAAGTTCATTATTATTTCATATAAAGAACTTCTTTGCTCTTCTGTTCTAGTGTCAAGCGGTTTAAAAGTGTCTTTGTCTATACCACCAACATAGGCTATGCCTATTGAATCTTTATTATAACCTTTCACGTGAGCTCCTGGTATTTCAACAGGTCTGCCCTCAGAAATTTTACCGTCAATGTGCACGATATAGTGATAACCAATATCTGACCACCCACGAGCTTTATGCCAAGATCTAATCTCCTCAACACTTGTTGGTCTGCATTCTGGCGTTGCAGTACAGTGTATTATTATTTTATTTATCGTCCTCATTAACTTTCGACCATTTAGCTATAGTATAACCTATAGTTACTAATAGTAATATTATTTTCAACCAATCTTCTATTTGAGTAAATGTTGTTACGCCTAATGTGCCACCGTTAATTGCGTAAAGTTTTATGTGTTCTAAGTTCATTATTTTTTATTTTTTGGTACACAGTTAGGTACTTTTTTACCTCCTTTTTTCTTCATGCCAATCATTTTGTACCCTGACCAGCAAGGTCCTTTCTTCTTAGCTATACTAATGGGACCGCCAGATCCATCAGCATTCATTGTAACTTCTTGGTTAACAGGAAATTTATAGCTTCTAGATTCGTTTACTCTTTTAGTTATTGGTTTCATCGTAATATTATTTTTCTAGTCCTTGTTGTTCGTGTTCGTTTATTTGTTTTTTTGCTTTTCTTTTTATCTTCTAAACCTAGGTTCCATTCATTCCAACCTGCTAGCAAAGCAATTCTTTGCCACTCTTCTACATTCTCTCCTAAAGCAGCGTCTATATTATTTATTTTCTTAATTAACCTATCTAATGGTACGTTAGTAGCTGCGGATATAACTTGACCGCCAGCTAAATAAGCTGGGTTGTCTAAACTAAAACCTTTTTCTTTCATTTCATCTTTATTCCATTGATAAGCTCTAGACGCGTTCTGTATTTGTGATACTTTAGCAGATAAAGGTGGTGATACTCTTAAAAGATCAGACACTAAAACTCTTTCTACGTTTGGTCGTTTTTTATCAAGCTCGGTATTTAACTTTATAGCTGTATTCTTTAAAACACTAGCTATAGCGCCTACGTAACCAGAGCCTCTCATAACAGAATCTGCCATACCATTTAAGGTTCTGTAAGAATCTTGTTTTTGTTTTTCAGACATTTCATTATCTTCATCAAAAGCTATAGCAAATAAAGCATTTTGAAGGGCGTTAAATATTAAGTTTTGAACAGCTCCGTAATACAGTATTTTAGATATGTTTTCTTTTTTACTACCTCTACCGTCTTTAAGATCCATATAAGCTTTCTTCATTATACGGTTGTACTGCATAGGCGTATTTGCAAAAGCTAAAACAACTCTACCTAAATCACTAGCTTGCTGAGCTGATATTCTGTCAGGTCTAGATGACTGTTGGTTTTCTTCAGATATTTCTCTCCAGTCTTTAAGAGCTTGCTTCTCTGCGGCAACCTCGTTCATACCTTCTTTTACATATTTTTTAATTCTATTTCTATAATACGTAGAACCTCCAGACGCTATAGCAAAACTATCAGCAACTTGCGTTGGTGTAAAACCAAATTCAAGAAGTTTATTGACAACTCCTCTAACACCACCTTTTTTAGCCATATCAGCAATATCAGCTTCGTTTATATTCATACGTAAACCGCTTCTTCTTTCTTTCAAAAAGTCAGAGTTCATTAACGTAGAAAAATCCTTCCAATACTGTTTTTGATTAGCAAAAGCTTTTGCAGCTGCAAATATATTATTGTCTTTAAAGTTCAAGTAGTTAAAAGAAGATATCGTTTGTAGAACTGCTGATCTTGTATTAAAGAACATAGTTACACCAATACTACCAGTTAACCAATCAACTAGTTTACCTGAAAACTTATCAGCATTGTTACCTCTGTTTCTACCAGTTTCCATACGTTTTAATATACCTTCCATAGAAGATCTATAATTCTTACCAAACGCAGCTTCTAATTTATTTAAGTTTTGCTCAGAAAATATTTCACTAACGTTTTGCTTCCAAGGCTCTAAATACTTAGCTCTTTTAGTAGTGTTTAAAGTTTGTAGTAAATCTGTAGTGATTGTTCCAGTAACCCAACCTTCGCCTGGTTTTGCGTATTGATCACCTTTTAATATATTTACTAACTGCTCTGAAAAAGAACTTAGTTCTGGAGATTTTTCTACAAACTCATTAAGTGATTTTAAATCCGCCTTACTTAAGCCAGGAACTTCCATGCCTTGCTTACTCCATATATTAACTCTAACAGCTTGCTCTTGAGTGAAAGGTTCTCCAGGTAATTTTTTTCTTAAATTCTTAGGTACAGAGCTTATTTGTTTTTTTAACGCGTTAAAATCGTTTAACATAGCTACCCTGTCTCTAGATATATTATTCATGGCTCTAGCGTAAGGATCTAGCATTGTTTCTTTGTAAAACTTCATTTGAGCTTCACCTTTTTTACCTTTAGCTAAAGTTGTGTATAGCAAACCTGTAAAATCATTAGCAGAATAAGGAACAAAAAAGTTTAATTTACCTTTTCCTTTTCCAGCAACCTCACCTTTAACTCTAGCGTATTTCTTTTGAGCTCCAATACCTGTTTTAAACTCTAAGTATTCGTTAAATGTCTTGCTTAAATCTATGTCTTTAGAAGCTTTGGCTTGTTGTACTTTAGATTTTACATCTATTTGACTTAATATATCTTTTACAGCTTTAACGTTTTTAATAGCATCATCTGCGAAGTAAAAATCATTGTAACCTTCACCTGCTTTATCTAAAACCCATTTAGCTTTAGCTTTAGCAGCTCCATCGCCTAACCCAGTTATGTTTTCAAGCGGTATATCTATACCAGCTTCTTTCATGAATTTCTGTATTTCAATAGCAGATTCAGGTGGTCTAGCTGTTAATATAAATACGTCTTCAGTTCCTCTAGCTGCTGCTATTTTTTCAGCTACACTAAATAAAGGTCCTTTTTTACCGTCAATAACTTTGCTAAACTCCTTAAAATCAAATTTAGCTCCTTGACTCTCTAAAAGATCAGCTTGCTTAGCAAACTCAGAAGCATTTATTTTACCAACTTTATTTCTTGTTATACCTGAGTAAACCTTCTGTAAAAATCTTTCAGGTAACGCTTCACCAAAGCCGATGTCTGTAGTTTCTATTTCGTATAGTCTATCTCCAAACTCTTCTCTATATCTATTAGCACTTTCTTGAACTTGCTCCCAGGTTTTTCTAACAACAAAGTCAGGTAGTGATCTTTCAACTCTAGCTTGATTTCTGGATATAGCGGTTTCAAGAGGTGTGTTTGCTACAACCATATGAACTTCAAAACCTGCGTCTTCAAGTTGCTTAACTTTCTTCATGGTAGCATTGTAAGAAGCGCCAGTACCATCAATTACCATACCATCTCCGTTCTTAGCATACTTATCAAACTTAGCAACAGCTGCTTTTCTAGCTGCCGCACCAAGTTTAGATCTCGTAGATCTTTGTTCTTTAGTGTACTCACCTTCTCTAGCTGGTAATCCAGCTTCTTCTTTCATAGCTTCAAGAGCTATATCTTGATTTACTACTTTAAAACCTCTTCTACCTAACTGTAAACCTTTACCTATGTTTGTTTTACCAGCTCCAGGCCCACCAACCATGAATATAGCTTTATATTTGTTAACCCCTTGCGAGAAGCCGCCTTCTACGTTTGGGGTAGTGTAATTTACTTTACTATTAGATCTAGCTAATGTATCATCAAAATCAAATACTCTAATTTTTTTAACAGGAGCTTTTACGTCGTTACCTGCTTTTAAAGCTTTGTCTAAAGACTTTAAATTTTCTATGCTTTCTTGAACACTTTTAGGTTTTTCAAAAAACTCCTTTGAAGCTTTTGTAGATGTATTTTGCTCTAAAGCAGATTGGGCATCTTTATAAGCTTGCTCAAAACCAGCCCCTTTTTTAACTGTTGTGTATGATCCATCAGCTTGTTTCTCATAAAGAGTAAGCTCTGTTATATCTCTACCGTAATGGCTAAAGTTGTAATATCTTTTCCAAGGGTTTATAAGAGCTTCTAAAGGTAAGGAGCTTTGGTATTTTTCATTTATAATATTATCCATTTCCTTAGGGATAATACTAGCGCTATAATCGTTTAATTTAGCTCTAAGTTCAGCCTTTGTTATTTTACCCTCTAGATACTGAACAGAGTAAACCTTCATAACGTTTGCAGGAGGATTATGCTCATACCTGTAGTTATCAGGGTTAAAATCTTTACCTTTTACAGCAATACTATTTAAGTTGGCTGCAGCTCTTAGCAAGCCTTCCATTGAAGATGTACTGCTAGATAGAAACATGCCAGTAGAATTATTGTCTCCGTTTTTCTTAAACTGCTCTAAAATATCTACATATAAATCTCTATTAGCATTAGCGTACTCTAAAGAACCGTCTAATGTTTCTTTAGATATTTTACCTTCTTTTTCAACTTCTTTTATAGCAGAGGAAGTTGCCGTTGAGCTCTGCTTAGCTCTTTTTACATCTATTCTTTTTCCGTCAAACTCTATATGTGAGAATTCCATTTTTTCACCTTCTTTAGTGTTTTTTGGTTTTCTAACAACTCTTATAGCGTCAGGGTTTGACATGTTGGGTTTTATAACTAAATTTATAAAATCTTCAGCTTTACCAAACGCACTTTGTCTAGTAGTACCTGTTTTACCGTTAGATAACTCTAGTACTATCCCAGCGTCTGTTTCAGCCCACTTAAATAAACCACTACCAAGTTTAGCGTTAGCAGAGTAAGCTTTAACTAGAAACGCAGCTGTTTCAGCAAGCTCTGCATCTGTTTTGTCTTTAAACATCTCACCAATAGCCTTTTCATGTGCTCTTGTAAAAGCATTTATTTGTTCCGGGTTATCGAAGTCAATACCGTTTCTACCTACACCTAACATTTCTTTAGTTTGCTCTTGAGCTCTTTGCTCTGAGACCTGCTCGAACAAATATCTTTGAAGTGGCTTTGGTTCAGTGCCTTTGGACAAAGCTCTACTAGCTCTATCATACTCACCAACATTGTACTCTATAGATTTTATTAAATCATTTTTAGCTTTTAAAGGTGTGCCATCTTTCTTAGTTAAAAAAGTTTTATCAAAAGATTCGTTAAAAGCTTTTTCAACTTTCATGCCAGAAGCAATAGCGTTGTAGAAGTCGGCTTCACCTTCTTCATACATCTTTATATCCTTTGGGTTACTTATTAAGCTAGGTTTAAATTTATTTAATTTTCTTTTAGCCTCTTTAATAACTTCACTAGCCATACGCTTAGACGTGCCAGCTGCAATATCAGCTATTATTTGATCTGTGCCTTTAGCTGTCTTGACACCAGATTCTTCAATCTTAGATCTTATAACTTTGTTTGTAACGTTATCTACGTAAAGCTTTGTTAAACCCTGTAAGAGTGTCCCAAACTTAGTTCTATTAGCTGCTTTCATAGGTATACTAAGCTCACCAGCTGGTGTAATACCTATATCTTGCTGTAATTTTCTTAATGTCTCTATAGATGGTTTTCTAAACTCAGGCTTTAGTCTCCAAACTTGAGTTTGCGATGTTTTACCTAAGCTTCTGCCTTTAGGTGAAGATATGCCAGGTATTTTAGTATCAACCTTGTCATACATTATTTTAAGCATTTTATTGCTTAAACCTGTAGCATAACCTTTAGCGTCAGGCGAAACATCTATAATCTTTTCTTGGCCTTCTAAAGTTTTAAGCGTAGCTTCTGGACCAGCAACGTTATATTCTGGCACTGTCTCCATAAACCTTTTAAACTCTTGAACGTTTCTAAAAAGTCCTTGCATTCTAGAAACTTCAGCTGCGCCGCTACCCCTACCGTAGTTCAAAGTAGATTTACCTGTAGCTCTTTCGTAAGGCACATCTAACAATGCTTCAGCTACTTTAGGTGAATACTCGTTAGCCGCTGTTTTGTATGTCAATGTAGATAAAGTTTCTGGCTTTAAATCTACAGACTCTTCTATTAATTCACGTTTAACTCTTACAGGTGTAAAATCTCTAACATCTATAAGATCTTTTGTTTCTGCCTCTTCTTTAGCTCTTCTTTCAGCTAGAGCTTCAGGAGATGATTGGTCTACTATTTCTCTAGCGAACTCAGTGTCAGCGCTTGTGGTTTCTCGTTTTCTACTATATTCTTCTACTATTTTAGGACCAACTCTAAGACCTAAAGGTTTTTGCATGTAAGTACTAAGCTCCACCTTTTCACCAGTTCTTGGGTTTACAGGTTTATAGTTTCTAATAACACTTTCAAGCTGATCTAATATTCTACCTTCTATCTCAGGATTACCTTTAATAGCGCTAACAGGTACACCTTTTTTAGCCGCCCATGTACTTACAGCTTCTATACCTATTCTAACATACTGATCTTTAAAGTCAGTAAGCTCTTTAGGCGACATACTTTCTTTATTGTTTTGGTATTTTTCAGCTAGTTTACTAGCAGAAGCTTCAAGATCTTTAGATGCCTTTATTTCATTAACTCTATCCTGTGTTATTTCATTGCCAAACGTATCAACTAGTTTGTTTCCGTCAATACTAATATCACTAAACTTTTCGAAACTTTTTTTAATACCACGTGCAGATCCTCCCTCTGAAACTCTACCCATGCTATACATAAATTCTAACAACTGCGAAGCTCTAGTTGAGTTAGATGCACTTAAGTCTAGGCTTGAGCTTAAATCTAAACCTGCTTTTTTTCCTGTATTAACTAAAGTTCTTTTTAAGCTAGGAAGTAATCCTTTGTTTAAAAGCAAGTCAGCATATTTAGGGTTTTGTAGAAACTCTATAGCATTCATAACATACTCTTCAGCTTTAACATCCTTGCCGTAGGCAAAATCTATAACTTCTTCAAAAGTTAAATCTTTCTTGCCCTTGTAATCAAACCTTTTACCTTGTAAAGCTTTATTGAAATCATTTTTTATAACATCTTTAAACTGCTTAGCAAGCTCAGGATTGGCTTTGAAAGCCATATCCATAAAAGCGTGTCCTACTTCGTGAGCAAAAACACCAGGCTTGTACTTTAATATGTCTACTGTAAACTTTTTGCTGATAGGATCATATAGTGCTTTTGCTCCTCCTGTTTTTTCACCACCCTCTACAATTTCTAACGAAACTTTATCTCCTAATATACCGGATTTTCGCATCTCATTAAACTGTCTATTGACTTGTCTTTGAGCCGCAGCAATATTAGCAGTACCTTGGTTTATAACCTTTTTAGCAGCTTCAATTTCGTATTTAGTAGATTTATCGCTATTAAGCACTGCTCTAGCAGCGTTCATATTATCTCTTACTGATGCTATATCTAGCTTATTAAAAGCTCTATCAGCAACAGCCATTTCGCTTTTCAGTAAATTTACTAAGTTTTGTTTCTTTAAAACTTCACTATCTGTTAATAGTTTTTCTTTACTAAAAGGACTTGCTTCTTTAAGAGATCTAGAAGTACTTTCTAAAGAACGTTTTTTTAGAAAATCGTTGTCAAGTTCATTTTGTGTTTTCTCAAGCAAGCTTCTTTTTTCTGCTATACTTTTGAAATCTAACTTTTTTATACCTAAACCTCCTATTAAAGAAAATACAGCCATATTAACAGCTACTCTAGACCCTACTTCTCCTAAATCTCCATACTCTTCTTCCATGCTTGAGCGGAAAGCTTTACTACCTATTACATCTTTATATACAGCTTCAGTAAACAAAGCTGCTTCAGATCCAACCGCACCACCTGGTCCAGCTAAAACTACTTTTTCTAAAAAAGGGTTAAACCTAGCTAAGTCTCCTTGAAATCTAAAAGGTATTGCTTTTCTCATTAAAGCACCTCCCGCAAAAAACCCAACACCACCACCTGTTTGAGATTCTCCTTCTGTTACAGCTTTAAATTTAGCTTCTTCCAATAAAGCTCCTAAAGCAAATCGCAATGGTTTATTACTAGTATTTGCTATTAATCTAGTTATTCCTGCAGCTCCAGCTACCTTATTGGCTAAAGCAAATTTAACCAGCTCTGGCATAAATGCTCCAACTCCTTCTGCAACATTCATTCCAAAACTTCGTTCAAAATTTTTCTTTTGATCTTCGGTCATAGTTATGCCTGCTTCGGAAAAAACACCTTCTAATGCGTCTAACTCTTTTCTAGCTGTAGTACCTATTCTTTCAGTAGCTTCCTCACCAATTGTGGCTTCCGTAGCGGCTTCAAAAAACCTAGAAGTTTTTGATTTCTTTATACTACCAGGATCTATGTTTAATAAATAAGCAGTTTTAAAAGCTTCTCTTTCAAGGTTTAATTTTTTTCTATCTTTGCTAATAGACTTAAGAGTTTTACCTAACAGAGGAACAATCCCTCCTTCTGGGTTGTATATAGATGACTGCAATAACTCTTCTTGATCTTGAAAATTCATTAGATCAGAGTACTTAACGTTTTTAAACACGCCATCCTCTGGTTCGTACCCGTAATTACCCAAAGCAATAGCAAACATTCCGTCTGTAGGTTTTAAGTCAATAGTGCTATTTCTATTTTTTTGGTAATCTTCATATTCTAATACATGACCAAAATAAGCCTGCTCTAAACTTTCTAAGTCTAAGTCTTTATAATAGCCTTCTAATTCGTTCAACTCGCCTTCAAGATTAGTCATTTCATCTTGCTCACCCGCAGAATTTTTAGCTTCTACTTCAGGCTTAGTTAACCTCTGCCCTGTTTTATTATCAAACATGAAGGTAAGATCTTCGTTGTAAGTATTAAGAGCTTCATCGGCTAACGGTGATAGTTCTTTTAACTTTACTTGAGCGGCTAGTTTTTCATCATAAGTTCCGTCTCCTTGCAGTATTTTTTGTTGCTCTCGCGTTTGTTTTATTATATTAGCTAAATTTTTAGCTTCTTTAGATATTTCACTTATGTGAAGCTTAGCTCCTGTGTTTAATTTAAAATCGTAACCACCGTCTTCTAACGCGTCTTCTACTAAAGCTCTAGCTGCATTCTGCTCTTGCTCAGCTTCTTGTTTTGATAGTTTTTTAATTTTAGCTTTAACTATATTATCTATGTCATAGTCTGATGGAAATTCTCCATTAGGAAATCTTCTGTAGTGAGCTTCTTTTATCTCAGACCTAATGTTGTCAAAAAAAGAAGGGTCTTCAGACAGCTCGCTTATAGAGCCTCCCTCTATATCTAACTGATATGGAGTATTAGAGTTCAACACAGCGTTAGCTGTTGATTCTAGGTTTTTTACTTTTTTTATATATTCCTTAGGTGTAGCCTTTGGGAGCTGCGTATTTCTTGTTCTAGTGCTTTCTACAGTTGTTTCATTAGTTGATTCTTCTAAACTTCTAGTGTAAGGCAAGGCATCTTTGTCATCTTCTATATCGACATTGTTTATTCCAAACTCAGCAAAAAACTCTTTATCATTTAACTTTTCTAAATCCAAAGAACCATTTTCCTGCTCTAAGTCCGTACTCTCGGATGCTATCTCCGGCTGCGGTGTTACAGTCGCATCCTCTTCCGCAACACCTTTTGGCTTTTTTACTTCTTTGAGACCATATTTACTAACATATTCATCAAAGCTCATGTTAAGGTTTGAAGCAGCTAGTTTTACATCTTCTAACGAGTATTCATTTCCTTCGTATTCAAACATAATTTAATTTTATTTATTTAAACCAGGTAAACCTTTTTTTGTTAAAACTGGTTTTTTACCTCTTTTCTTTCTAATAGCATCTATAACATACGGTATTTGCTCAAAAACTAAATCAGTATTAGAGTCTGCGCCAAATCTACTTATTTCTAAGGTTTCAGCCAACCTTGCAACATCTTCAGCTCTATTTAGATCATATTTCATTTCGCCACCATCTCCGTTTTCTATTGTTATTACTCTATCATTTTTAGTTACACCGTCCAAACCTATATATTGTCTTATAGTAGCCATAGGGTTAGCGTTATCACCAATTAAACCTTCTACAACAGAATTAGCTCTATTATTTATTCTTTGTTCTTTCTCTAATCTAGTTATCTCTGTTTGAGTAAGCTCATCAGTGTTAGACTTAAACTGTTCGTCTATTTGTTTTTTCTTTCTATATATATCTAATTGTCCTTGCTCTTTTGATTGTAAATCTTGTTGCTCTTTTTGCTCTATCTGGTTTAGATATTGAGAAGCAACATCACTACGACCTTGTGCTAACCTAGCAGCTACTTGGTCTATTATGTCTTTTGCATCTAGATCTATATCAGAGAATAAATCAGAAGGCACACCTGGTATAATATTATCTCCTTTTACTATCATTTCAGCTACTTGTGGACTTAAAGATGTTTTTAAGTCGTCTTTATACCGCATTGTTTCTTCAGGAGTGTAAGGAACTTTTCTTTTATAAGCTTGTTCTATGTCGTTTTTATATAAATTACCGAAAGTCAAACCAGCTTCTTTAAGTACAAGAACAGGCGGTTCTTTTACACCACCATATACAACCTCTCCATTGGGCCCAACTTCTAAATCACCAGTAAACCAAGATTCAGCTTTGTCGCTTTCACCGTTTAAAGTGTTTAAAATAGAATATTTACCAGCTTTAGTATTATCAGCCCAATCAAGTTTACCTGTTTTTTGAACTTTTATATTGTTAGTTAAATTAACAAATCTATTGTTTATGGAGTTCAACTTGTCAGATAGCTCCATATATAACTCATAATTATCAGAAGCTGAAACCCTAGCTAATTGACTAGCCATGTCAGCGTATTCTTTTTTCCAAGCAAATGCTTTTGTTGCTATTTCTTTTTGCTCTTGAGGATTTAAATTAGCTATATCTATGTCTTCTAAACCATCTAAAAGCTTTACCATTTTAGCATCTTGAACAGCCTTTTTTTCTTGATCAGCCTTTAATTTAGCTTTACGCTGCTCTATTATAGGCCCGTATGTTGATTCAAAACCTCTTGAAAAAGCTCCAAAGTAATCCACTGCCGGTCCTGCAGCTACAGCTGCGCCTCTTATTAATGCTTCGTTTACTGCCATTTTATTGTTATTATTTTATTAAGGCCCAGTGCTTCCACCGCCTCCAAACATGTTTGAGCCAGCTACAGCACCACCAATAGCGCCAATGCCTCCGATTATAGATTGTGTAGCAGCCGCTCTAGCTTGCTTAGCAGCGCCAAGTCTTTGTTGAGCCATTCCTAGTAGTGTACCTGTTTTTTCGTATTCTAAACCTCTAGCTTGAGTTGCTCCTTGAGCTTCTAACTCTTGCAGTCTTTGACCTTGTTGTGCTTGAAGTAATTGATTTTGTTGCTCTTGTTGACCTATGCTAGCTGACGCTTGTTGTGCTGCTTGCATTTGTTGTCCAGCTAATGATTGAGCTAACGCAGCAATACCAGATCCACCAGCGGCACCTTGTAGACCAGTCATGGTAGTAGCTAATGCTTGTTGTTGCATTTGTTTTTGAAACTGAGCTTGCTGCTGGTTAACTGTCAAGTCCTCCATGGTATTTTCCATACCAGCATAAAGATTAGAAGTGTCAAGCTGCTCGTACTGAGCTTTTCTCATGTTCATCTCTTGTTGAGCTGCTTTTTCTTCTCGCTTTCTTTTGCGGCTACCTATAATACCACCGGCTATACCAGCGACACCTTTTATTGCACCACCTACGAGCGCAGCTGTTGCTATTCCTGCCATAATTTTTCTTTTTTATTATATTCTTCCATTGTTATAGAGTACAAAGATTTTTCTATTTCTTTCATGTCCTGTGTATTTGTTGGATTTTTATGCACGTTTATAAACAATGTATCTTCTAGTGATAGTATTAATCTTTTAGCGCCTTTCATAGACTTTTGATAACAAGGCGCTATGTGTTCTATTTGCTCCCCATCAGTTGTAACTAATATTCTTCCTTTTAATAGAAACCAAAAATGCTCAGTATGATGTATTGCGCTTATAACAACGCACTCTTTGGGCATGTACATTTTACGCATATATAGTTGATCAGAAAATTCGTTTTCTATTCTAAATATTTCGTTATTAACTAAGTTCTCTCCATCGCCAAAAACATTTTCTAAATGATTGTTTTTTATCATGACATTTTGAAGATCTTCGAGTCTTTTAGTGTAATTACTTACTTTATTGTTATTAGATTTAATTTTAACTTTAGACATATAATTATTATTACATGTTATTTACTACTTTCAAACACTTCGCTACCTACAGAGAATAATTCCGCATACGCTGTAGTGTTGTTTCTAAACTGAGCTTCGGCATAATAACCTTTTAATTGACCAACGTGCGCTCTTGTATCTTTTTTAAAAAATATAAAGTCAACACCTGGTTCAGGTAGGCTAGCGCCAGTCACTATATCTATTGTTAAAATTAAATCTGTTATATCAGTTAGCGTTCCAAGTTTAATTTCATTACCTGTGTCTATATCTAAAAACCAGACTTCGTCTCCAACCTGTAGCGTTACTGGGAAAGGGTTGTTAAATGTTAGTGTTAAATTGGGCATAATTATATATTTTAAGTACAGTTAGCGTCAGGACAACACAGTCTAAGCACACTCCAAGCTGTTCCTGTTGATCCAGTTACCCTTAGCGTAGCAAAATCTTTATTGTTATAGTCAGTAGCACTATATTGCCACCAAAGTATTTGTTGGTATGTATTACTTCCAACTGTCATGCTGTTAACGGTACGTCCGGTTGCATTTTGGAATTCAGATTGTCTAGTATATGTCCAAGGATTTGTTATATTTGTTCCAATAAACTGATCTACACCAGCGGCTTCCGTGGGTGAAGGTAGTTTGTTTCCTGTATTATACGTTCCAAATATACTATCAAAAGGACCATCGTTAGAAGTTCCAGAACCTGGAATAACGTGACTTGTTGTTGCTACCTTATCACCGGTAGTTGCGGTTCCGTGGTATATTTCAAACTTATCTGGAACACCTTGTGCATCAACTAAAAACGCTACTAAACCACCAGCTGGATCAAGTGGTATATCATAATCAACTATATCATAACCTCCAGAAGAAGATGTTGCAGCGCAACTTATCGACGGTATTACATATAAAAATTGATCTATATCTATAGTAAAGTTAGTGGTTAAATCACCTATACTGTAAACATCTACAAAGCCTTTTATTGTAGCTGTGCTAGTTCCGGTTACTTCAACGCTCGTAAGCTCAAACTCTATATTAGTACCGTTGTTTTTGACAAATAAAATATCTATATCATTGGCAACGCTTATATTTGGACTAACAGATATTTGAGTTTTAGAATCAACGCTTGTAACCTCGTAGTTAAAAGGAGCTAAACTAACAGCTTGCTCTTTAATAGAGCTTGCATCATAAGCATTAAACCTGTCACCAGCGTCTATACCATCTGTACTACTTAAAGTTATGGTGCTTCCAGTGCTAGCTGACGTTGTAGAAGCTATAGTTGTTTGCATCTCTGGTATCAAAGGATACACCTCTCTATCTTCTTCTAAGTATGGGTGTGATAAACCTATTTTACTTCCAGAAGGAGCTGTGATATTCCACTCTACAGGAACTTTAACAGGTGTAGTGTAGTTGTTAAGCGCGTCCCCCTGGTATTCGACTTGTGTAAATCCAGTCATTCCTTGAGAACTTAATCCATTAAACCTAACTCTAGGAAGTACATTGTATTGATTAAAATCTAATACGGTGTTACTAATATCAACATCAGCTCCGGATATAGCAAGAGAATACTTAACAACATTTACAGATGAATTTTGTATATTAGGAAAAACAACTTCAACATCAACATAACCAGCAGAAGGTATAGAAGCATTAGTTGCTAAATTCCATGTATTTGGGCCTGTTTCGGAATTATCGTCTGTTAAAACAACGCTAAAAACCGCTCCTTCGTCTCCCCATACTCTCCAAATTTGCGTTCTACCAACGCTTTCAATATTCATATCTGTTTTGTAGCAACCTGTACCAGAAACGTACCAACACCATCTTTTTACTTTTGGATTTGTAGGAGTGAAAATCTCAAAAGCTTTAATTGAGCGAATAGCAATTTTATCACCAGAAATACTTTGATTTGGATATATGTAATTAACATCATAAGTTATACTTGTTAATCTGTTTTCAGAATCATAGGTTGGTGTTTGAGCTATGTTATAGTTACTTTGTATGCCTTGAACAACTTGCATCCCAGCACCAATGTTTAAATAATGATTAGCAGCCGCGGTATATGTTTTACTAAATAATAACTCACTTTCCCCAAAAGCACCTGAATTTGAGTAAGGGGTATTCGCTTCTGTGCCATCGCCAGTAACATTAGTACTAACATTAGCTGTAAACGTACCTGCTATAGTTATCTCCTTAACTTTACCTTCACCTACAACGCATAAAGGTATTGTATAATTACTCGAGGGCATAACAAATCCTGTGTCAAAAGTTACAGTACAAAGTACGTTTAAACCTGCTTGAGTGAATGAAACGTCCAAGACGGCATTGTCAGAAAAGCTAGGATCTTCTGAAAAATCCGCGGCGTTTGCTGTATATCCGCTATTTGGCACAATTGTTATTTGTGCAGTTGGGTATAATACAGAAACATTGCTTCCTTCTGGTATTGTATACTGAATATTTGTAAATGTATAATTATTAAAGCTTGGCATATTATTATATTAAGGTATTGTTGGCGTGACGGAATTGTATTGTACTATTTCAGAAATAATTCCATCTACTATTTTTATAAATTTATATTCATCTGGTATTGGAGTAGGGTCAGTAGGATCTAGAGCTAAATTTGGATCAACAGTAGAAGAGCCTACCCATAAATACAATGCGTCCCATAGAATAAACTCGCAAGGATCAGATCCGTATGTTACCCAGATTTTAGTACCTACATTAACACCTTCGGCAATATTGTATCTATATTCAGCATTAATATTGCCTAAAGGTCCCGCGTTTGGATAATCGATAAAGCTTTGTTCTATTGCACCTCTCGCCCATTCCATATCGGTAAAACCGCTCCAATTAATCCCTCCTAATTCTAGGCTAGCATCCCAATCTCTAAACCAATAAAAATAAATTGGTGTTTCCGGCAGACATTCATCTTCGCAGAGAGGGTTTGGGATTTGATTCATTTGAGTGATTTCTGTAACAACACCTGATGAGTTTGTTTTAATTAATTTATACCCATCCGGCAGCAAAGATACATTGGTCCATCTATTAGCTGCATTATATTCTATGGAATATTCAAACGCATACCCGGGTCCTGGTCCTGTTACTAAATAACGGTCTGAGGCAACGTTCAAGTTAATAGGATCTATATAAAGAACTGTGTTAACTTCAATTTCCCCTGGTCCGTGCCAATAAATCTCAAAGCTGCTCCATCCTCCATTTGGGCCATTTATATTAGGATCATCATGTTGTTCCCAAAATGAATTCATAAAACCCCTTAAGCTACATAAAAAGTTATTTGTACTAGTATGTCCTTGTGTAACATTAAAAGAAGGTATTTGAGGATCAGAGTTATTTGCATTTAAGTATGTATCAAACCATCTAAACATATCTGGCGTTGTTGGCGGGCATACTGCAAGAGAGTTATATGGAACAACAGAGCTAATAATACCATCCGATCCCCATATAACTATAAAGTACGTGTTAGGTACTGAGACTGAATTATTAGGGTCTAAATAGAAGCTGTCTGGAGCAATTCCAATTGGCGGAGGCTTTATCCATAAATAAGTACCTGCTTCGGTTATAGGCTGCAAAGTATCTTTATCGTACATCTGAGTCCCTACGGATATTCCATCTGAAAACACATACTTAAATTGATGATAGTTTATTGAAGTTACCTGGCTGTAATTTCCATTTACATAATTGTAAAAATCATCTATAATACATTTAGCGTCCTGAGCGGTTAGTGCTTCTAATATTGAAGAGCTTAAACCTTTAGTGTTCCACTGATACCATCCTTCAAAATCAGTGTCTGGAGTTGGAGAACCAGAGCTGCTACAAGTTTCGTCAATAGTAACAGTTAATAAATAATTCTGAGGATCACACTCTACTATAACTGGTGGTCCAATACCTTCACCTATAAATTCGCAATTGTTAAACTGCTCTAATCCTTTTATATAGTTAAAATACTTACCTTCTTTCTTTTCAAACTCTTTAATCTCACCTCCTTCAAGATTTGTTTTGATATAATTTACATACCAACCTGGTTGCTTTTGTTCTACAAAATTTGGAATTATTTTATTAAAATTAACTTCAGCTATAGAATATGGTTTACCTAATTGCTCTAGCTTGTATTGTAATCTTCTACTTTGCGTTCCAGTGTAGTTTAACGTACTAAACCCTTTTACAGATTGAGGCATTTCATTAAAGATAACATTGAAGGCGCTATCATATTGTATACCATAAAAATTATTAGCTTTATCGAGAAGCCCGTGCTCCCAAATTCTACCGTGTTTAAAGGTAAAGTATCTATTGTTTAAACTAAGACCACTTTCTTGTATAAACGATTTTCTAGATGTCCAACCATCTACAGACTCTTTAAACGAAACAGTGGTTTGTGTTATTGGATCTGTTGTGTCTATGTTGCAGTCGGGGTTTAATTGATAATCTTGACTCTCGCTAAAAGTGTTTTTCCAAGATTGGCTAAGGTTGTTTAAAGTTACATTGTATATATCTTTGTCATCGTCATAACTACCTATAATTTTAGTAGAAACACCTAGGTTATCAGCAAAGAAATCTGACATACCTTTTTCTGCTATGTTAGTTATACCGTCTCTAGACAATCTTATAACAGCACCTCTATTTTTATCTGTAAAGTAAGATCTAAATGCGTATTGAGCAAATGATTCTGGATTTTTAGATATACCAAATTCACCAGCGTAAGGAACAGCTTGACCTAAAACAGCAGTATTACCAGTTAGGTTAACGTTGCCATCAGCATTATACAAGGCATCTTTGTTAGCTAACACTCTAAAACACTTATCTTCACAAAGTGTTATTAAATCAGTGTCTCTAGCATGTAGCTTTTGTATCGTACCGTGTATTGGGTTTAAATCTTTTGTTATGGGTAAGGCTTGTATAAACTGATTTAATCTATTTATACCTGATGTAGAGTTGTATACTTGAGAGAATATATAACCACTACCCCTTCTTTCCTCTGCATAGGGATCGTCTAATACTGTAGAAACTTTAGGGCCTTTATCTATATAAACAGCGTTGTAATCATCTCTAATTCTATTAGACTCAACACCTTGACCATATGAATAACAGTTAAACCACTCTATTTGCTGGTTTGTATTATTATAGTCTGATATAGGTATAGCGTTAGAGGCTTCATAGTAAAGATCTAAATCTACAGCTTCTTTAGGTTCTGTTTCAAATATAGCTGGATTAGGTGAAGTTAATAGTTTATTGTTGTCGGTACTAACGTTTTCAACTACTTGTATAGAAGGAAGTTTACTACTCAACACACTCTGCTGATTCCACTCTGGCATCCAAGGATCGTTTATAAACCTATCTAGAAATATCATAAATATAACTATACCGTTTTCAGAGTTTGTTCTCCAATTGTTACAATTTGACTTTTTGTATCTACCTCCTCTTGGAACTAGATAAGAAATTGTTTCCATCACGGTATATACCTCGCTCTGATCACCTTGCTTAGATTGGAACCTTATTTTAGCGCCTTCTGCTAAAGTACCACCGGTGATTCTTCTTGATCCAAATTGGCTTGGCGGTGCATAACCAACCATGCTGTTTATATACGTTTGGCTTGTATCGGGTCTTACGCCTGTGTAAACAAAGCCTACAACTCTTCTTCCCTTTGTAGGTGGCGCGTATCCTTCGCCATTCCACGATCTAGTGATATTTTGAGAGCTAAAATTAGTTCCAAAAGCTGGTGTAGTGCCTGCGTAATTCATGCTACTCCAGCCAAATATGCTATGCTGCTTGTTTCTTGAACTACATCCATCGTCACTACATCCATCACAACCCGCATCGCCGTAATTAAAAGTTTTATGGTAATTGCTCCAGCCCCAACTCCATGTTGTAGTAAAATCTATTTCATCTCTAACAGCATATCTAGGTGCTAAAGCTTTAAACGACTCTATTATATTTGTGTCAAACGCAAAGTTTCTATTTATTTTAGCAAAAAACCTACCCTCAAATTCTGGTAAATTTTTCTTTTCCGGCTCATATATTTTTATGGTAACTGTTGTACCAGAATTGGTTAAAGGCACTTCTGGACCCAAAGGTTCTTTTAACACAATTTCATACTCGTCATTATTACTACCTTTAGTTTTAAAAGACTCTATTTCATAATAATCACTAGTTGTACCAGCTGTTGTTATTCTTAACTTTCTATTACCGGTAAAACCTTTATGAAACTCTGGATTAGAAGTGTTTGTAGGCCCATCAAACTGAAGCGTTATTCTACCAGGTTCAATTTCATTTGTTAATTCTACATCGTTTCCGGCTTTAAAAATATCAAAAGTTGATATAAATTCTGGAGCAGATGAAGATATTGATAATATTTTATATCTATTCAACTCTTTTATAGCAACGTCATTATCGTGTTGTTTTTTTAGAATTAAATAAGTTTGTTCATCTACTTTATTTCTTTCTGAAGAAGGAAAAGACAGCCATATATTACCATCTTCTGCATGATAAAATCTATCTAACGCTAGATTGTAATATTCATTAGAAGTTTCTTTTATAAAGAATTTATAATGAGTAGCCCAGTCTGGTGGTATATTAAGTGGACTTACTTGTAGCTTGTTAACAGTAGAAGAAGCTGATATATCTAACTGAAAACTAGCTTTTTGACTTGTAAAAACAGGTGTTTCTCTTCCGTATGTATCTTTATAAACAACTCCAACCTGATAAGTTCTTATTGATTTTATAGAAGGTGCTGGTTTTCCTATTTCGTATATAGGCTCGTGCGAAAAACTATTAGAGCTAAGTAGTAAATCTACAGATGTAGATATACTAGAATCCGCGTTAATATACCCAACCGTGTTATAGTTTTGTAAATAATTACCATACACTATTCTATTGCCTATAACTTCTTGAGATTTAGCTTTTTTAGGCACGTTATCCCAAGGTCTTAAAAGTTGATTATTATCTACAGTAGCACCTATTAATTCGCTTTTTATTTGATACGTGCTAGGTAAAGAAACATTTAAATAATCCTCTTTTTTCAAAGTATCAACAACGTAGACAGATGTAGAATTACTTTCCTTATATAATATATCAATTTCTGAAACCTCTTCGTCTGTCCAAATTAAATTTTCTATTATAAGTTTTTTAATTCTATTAACCATACCTAGGTTGTATGCATCTGAAGAAACGTATTCAAATTCACCACCTAGAAATGCAACTTTAGAAAAAGGCGAAAAACAAGAATATTCATTGTCTATATATTTCCATCTATAAGCAAATCTAGGAAATTTATATTCAAATATACTATCTTTTTCTAGCAAAACACACTCCCAAACTATTGGCTCTACTTCTTCCTCAGAATTTACAGTTTTTTGTATATCTAAAGATATAGCCTGTATCTGAGCCGTTATAGTTAGGTTGTTTATTTGTTTTATTTGTATTTGTATAGAATACTCTTCGTCTTGACCAAAAGGATTTTCATAATTACCTGTCATTATGACTACGTCATCTACTTGCCAAGCTGTAGCAATTTCACTTATTTCAAAGGTTATATGACCGTCCCAACCATAAGTTGCATCATAGTTAGGGTTATTTGTAGGGTTATTAAAACTGGTATTTAAATAAGCACCACTTTCTCTTTGATCTAAATACTCTCCGTAAGTTGGATATGATATAAAAACATTTGGTTCGGTTACTGGGTTTGGTATATATGTAAAGTTTTCTAAATCAGTATTATTAAAAATTGTAGATACTGGTGTTATTCCAGTACCAGGAACATCATTTCCAAACTTAGAAACAGCTGCATTTATAGTAGGAGCATTTGTTGGTGATAACTTCGCTACGGTTACATCTTTTTCAGCAAAATCTGGTCTACCAGTTAAACTAGTCTGATAAGTGTTTTGCTCTGGCAACCACTTAGGAATTTTAGTGTGTGTTGTAAAATCAACAGAACCTGTTTTAAATTTTTCAATATTAATCTTCTTTGGTTCAGTCTGATCGTCTGTCCAAAATAAAAACTTATCAAGTATATTAATACCTGTAATTAAATAGTCTTGTGAAAAATTGAGTATACCAGCTTTATCAACTAATACTGGTTTTACTAGATCTGTAGTTTGATCATACTCCGCGATAGCGCTTGTGTTGTCAGAGGCTATAAACCAATAAATTCTTTCGGTTTGGTCATGTCTGTAAGACCCAATAACAACGGGGTTTTGAAGGGCATCTATATAGTCAGAACTCCAGTTTTCAGAACAACCTTCACAGCCACGCTGCTCTCGGTTTCCTTTTACATTTTGTAAAGTACCTACATTAGATCCATCTGAGTTTGCTAAATCTAAGTTTAGCGCGTCGCGGTATTCACCATTTGGTATTAACCGCTCGTCAAGATCTTTATTCATTCTCCCTGATTGGAAGGTATGGATAAATTCTGGCATATATTAATGTTTTATTTGCTTAGATTTGTTACGCATAACCTGCGTAATCTCTTCTATTTTTATATTTGACAATCTTAATTTAGCATTGCGTCTAGCGGCTTGTTTTTCACGCTTAAACCTTGCTATAATATATTCTGGTGTATTTGCTCTAGTTGATAAAATAGCGTGAGCTATATACTTATATAAAGCTTCTTCAGCAAACTTGTGTACTGTCATTTCTTCGTCAGTGCCTAAGCCATCACTTATATACTTTAAAGTAACGATACGGTTAACCATATCAGAGCTAAAGTGTATTAAGCCTTTTATTTGGTCTATAAAAAACACACCATTTGATTGAGAATTTTCAGGGTTAAGACCGTAACGTCTACCTAAAAAATGCTCTGTCATTAAATCACCACTATTTGTATTTCTATTATTTTCTTTATTAACCGGGTTAGATTTAAATTTTTCCCAAGTTTCAGAGTCTTGAGCATATAATATCTCACCGTTTTCATCAAAAGTATACTCGTAATTGCTATCTTGTAATATAGGTAGCGGATCACTAGTTTTTCTAGCTGGATATATAACATGTTCTAAACCTTGGTCATCTGTCCAGGTCAACTTAACATAGTTTACATAGTCTTGTGGCAACACCATATACAACTGAGGGCTTATTTCTATTTCTTGTGATTTAAAAGAAGGTAGAAGATCAAAATTAAACTCTTGTATACCGCGCTGGGCGTGGAAAGCAACGTCAGTTCTTTTTATTTTACTTATAACTTTACCTTCACCTACGTAAGATATAATAAAGTTATTTATAATATCTTTTAATGAGACAAATTGGTAGTTACCATAATCTTCGTCTAAACTATTCCAGATACCATCTGGTCCTTCGTAATATTGCTCGTTAGTATAGTTTATTAGTCCCATTTATTAAGATTTTTCTTGTTGTATAGTTTCAATTTCTTCTTGATTAGCTACATTGTATAAATTGTAGTCTTTAATCAATAAACCAGCCATTTCTAATATCTTTATAACAAGCTCTGTTTCTTCAGATGGATTTAATTCAAAATTAACTGAATTAGCAGCGTCATACAATGGCTCACCAAAAACTATTTGATATGCCCATTGTGGAGTGGTTGGCTTTTTAATATAATTACACTTTACGTCAGAAGTTAATTCAGAATCACCATAAACATTGATTCCAGACGTGTTTTGAGTGTATATAGGACGTGTATTCTTTGGTTTTGTAAGTGGAGATGAGTTGATATATAAAATTTCATTTTTAGCAACTCTCTCAGCTTCTATTTGCTCTGTGGTAGACGTGCCAAAACCGTCGGTTGTAGTATTACTATATATAACTGTGCCAAGTCTATATAGATCAGTTGGTAATTCAAACTTAGTATTGTCGTGGGTTAAATTACCTGATGTTACTTCAAATGGACTTATTTTTTCGTTTAAAATATCTAACATGTCTGAGTACTCTGTGTCATTGCCAGGTAATCTTCCAAATTGATTAATATCATAAAAGTATTGCTCAAATAAATCTAATTGAGCTTGATTAGCAAATAAATTAAACTCTTGAGGTGTTACATAACCTCTTTGCTCTTTATTTAATATAGCTAAAACTTTTTGATATACTGTATCTATGCTTATTGCCATTTGTTATTTTTATTTATAATAGTTAGGCCACCATTACAGTGGCCTAGCTACTATAATGTGACTTATAATTTTTTAATTATATGTTTGTAAACTTCCATACCTTCATCTGTTTTAAAGAAGGCTGCAAGCGCAGAATAAGGGTGTTCATCAAAAGGAACAGTCATTAACTTTCTACCAGTTTCACCATATGAAAAAGTTCTCTGATCTGAAGATAATTTTAATATCCCTAAGTCTGTAGCCTTTATACCTACGTTTCTAAGCTCAACGTTATCATCGTTAGCAAGTTCTAAAAATAATATAGGATTTTTCTTAGCAAAAACTAATCCATCTCTTTTAAGCTCGCTAGAAGTTAACCTATCAACTTTACTACCATATTCAACCCTCAATATTGCTTCTAAACTGCTTATATCCATTTGTTTAGCCGCTAGCAAAGCTTCAATTTCGTATTCCATGTAAGCAAGTTCGTTTACAGATTCTTGCACTGGATTGTACTCTTCGTACACTTTGTTTAAGGCTGGGTGGTATAATGATAATAGTTTTTGAAGGTTTTGTTGCTCTTTTGGAACAGCTAATACACCATCTCTAAAAATTATTCTACCCAATATATATTGACCTTTTTGATCGTCAACAAAAGGTGAGTTTTGATTAGTAGCGTATCTAAGTTCTTTTTGCTCCCCTGTTTTTTCATCAAACCAAAGAAGAGGAGATCTTCTAGAGTTTTTTGAAGGCAGAGTAAACACTAAAGGTGATTTACCTTGTTTTAATTGATATAATCTATTTTTTATTTCCCAACTAGGTTTAGCTGGGGCTTGTGGTTTTTTTATAACCACCGGCTGAGGTGCAACCTCAACAGCTTCTTCTGCTTTAGCTTTTTTAGCCATGATATAATAAAATTAAATAGTTAATAAAGGTAAGAAATACCCCTGAAGTTGCATCAGGGGTAAAACTTACTTGTGTTGTTATCCACTAGGTAAAGTTGCTTTTTTGAATAAAACAAAGTTGTTAGCACCTTGAACACATAAACATCTTTCAGATAAGAAGTTTACGTTCATTTCATCAGCTTCACTTGTATAGTTTCCACCAACAGATCCAGTCACCCAAGACTTCAAACGACGATCGTCAGCTTCTGAAGCTCGGTAACGAACGTGTAAGAAAGGTCTTTGGATATTTTGACCTAGAATTTGATCGTAAACAGTTGAAGTTCCAGCTGGGACTAAAGCACCTAAAGTAAGTCCAGTTACTCCAGCAGTTGTAGAATCGTTCAAGTATTTCCAATCAGTTTTATAAAAGTCATAAGATCCTCTACGGAAACCAGAGAAACCTAAGTTAAGCGCCATATCTTCTGAATTTTCAAATACTCCATAAGAAGTACCTCCAGCTCCATAAGAATTTTGAGCAGCTAACATTAAGTCGATATCTAGAGAAGTAGCACGATTCAAGAAAAGCATGTTTTCTTCAATAGCACCTTGCTTGTCTAGTTCAGCTAAAATGTCATCAAACTCTAAAATTCCTTCTGAACCAGCAGTAGTATCAGCAAAGTCAGGATCATTGTAGACAAGACCTCTATCCTCAATAGCAGCAAAAAGACCTTCAGACCCAGTGTAACCAGCGGCTCCAGCAGCACCACCACCAGAGGTAGTATCAGTAACAGCTTCAATCATTGACATTTCTAAATAATCTTCAAAACGAATACGTGCTTCGTGCTCAGATTTTAAATACCAAAGATATCCTCCAGTTCCAGCTTCAGTAGTAACTTCAACCCATCCAATTTGTGCAACATCAGACCCATTAACGTTGTATTTATCTCTTAAGATAATAGGTTTGTTGCTAAACTGAGTGAATTTAGCATCTACAGTTTTGCTAGGCCCAGGATTAGTTGAAGTTCCACTTCCTTTTGTGTACTCAGAGCCGTAAACAAAAACTTTTACAACACCTGGATCACCATCATTACTAGCGGTATAAATACTTGTTAAATCAGCTACTCCATAAGGCGCTACAGTAATAGTTGCAGCAGCACCATCACCACCAGTCGTAACTCTAGCTTTAACAGTTGTAACTCCAGTAGATATAACAATAGTGTTACCAGCGTTAATTAAAGCAGCTTTTTGAGCACCTGTTTGAGATCCAGCAACTGCAGGAGCGTCATCTCCAAAAGTCAACAAGTTACTACCAGTTGCAGCTACTTGACAATCTTCAAAAGCAATATGAAGACGTCCTTGTTCAGACCAAACCACTTGATCAGAAGCCATAGGCATTTCAGCGCCTACCATTCTTAAAAATCCAGATACAGTACGGTTACCATATCGCTCTACCTCTTTTTCATACACTTCAGGTAGAAATTGTTGTGTAAAATTCATGTCATCTAGAGACAAATAGTTGTCACCAAATAGACCTTTAATAGGGCGCGGAGTTACGTGATTTAACTCAGCACCAGTTCCAGCAAATGCCATAATTTTAAATTTTTAGTTGTTATTTTCTAATTTTCATTTTTAATTTAGAAGTATCAACACCGTTAACAGACCTTACTGTCCAACCGTTAGAAGTTGTAGTTTTTTCATGGCCCCGTCTAGGTTCCATATCTACATTCTTGGCTCTAGCAACACTAGATTTTATAGCATCGGCTTTACCTTGCTCATAAAAATGTTGCGCTATAGCGTCAGAATTCATAGCGGTGAACAAAGACTTGTGATAACCTTTAGCATCAGACATTTCATTTTTATCGTTTAAGAACTTCTTAACAAAATTATTAATGTCGCTTTGTGTGTTTTTCACGTTGTCTACGTCTTTAACGTTAAAACGATACCTCTTGTCCCCAACTGAATATTCAAAACCTTTGAAATCATTGTTGAACAAATCGTTTGTTTTCTTTAAAAACGTATTTTTTTGTTGCTCTGCAACTTTAGTTGACTCTTCGTTTTCTTTATTGTAGCGGTTGAAAAATTCAACTGCTTTTTGCTGATCAGGTGTAAGCCTAGAACCAGCTTTTATTTCGTCATAGTATTTAGACTTCAAGCTTTCCATGTGGTTTTGAGCTTTAGCAAGCTCCTCCTTATAAGCTATTTTTCTTTTTCTAATATCTCTTTCGTCATCTAGCTCTTCATCATAGCTAAAATCTTCCATCAATATATCGACGTCTTCTTTGTCTAAATGTGGTTTTGTGGTTTCGTAATATTCCCTTAATAATTGTTCGTTATTTAACTTAGAATAATCTTGGTTTAATTTTACATAATCCTCAAGAGTTCCACCAGTGTCATTCATAAAGTCTACAACTTTTTGAATATTTTCTGGTAAATTAACTCCAGTTTGCTCCTGCTCTTCAATAGCATCAGCAATATCTTCCGTTAATTGCTCTGTTTGCTCTTGTACTTCTTCTTCGGTAATTTCTTCAACTACCGGCGCTTCACTCCGTACATCTTCAACACGCTGCTCGGGGTTTTCTTCAACCAATTCTTGCAATTCCAGGTTGGACTCTTCTCTGCTTTCTGCGCTTTCGTCTTCGCTGCGTAACACGCTTTCATCTGTGCTTTGTTCTTGAACGGCATCTTGGTTTGTTTTGTTTAGTTTACTTAAATCAACCTTTATTACACCATCTTCTTGCATAACAGGCTTTGGCGCTTCTTGCTGCACCTCTTCAACTAAAGAATCTTTAATTTCTTCGTTTTCCATGATAAAATATTATATAATTACTATTAGTTATTATCACCTGGGTTGTAGTGAACCTAAATCAAATCCACCGCTTAATATGTCATTCCCAGATGATTCAAAGTTTTTTGGCGGTAGATCATTTTTTCTTTGAGCTATAAGTTCGCTTTGTTGCGTAGCTTGTATTTTAGTTCTTTCGTCTTTTCTATCTTCTTTCATTTTATCTTTTCCAGACAAAACTTCACTTTGTTGCTTTTGAAGCTGCATATTAATTTGAAACTCGTAAGCCATTAATTGTTTCTTCAACTCAGCTTCTCTCATTAGTTTATCTGCTTCAAAGTTAGCTTTAGCTTGCTCTAGTTGTATTTTGCTTTGAGTTAAAGCATTTTGTTTTTGAACTTCTAATTGAGCAGCGACTTGCTGTGATTGTTGATTAGCTTGTGCTTGAGCTTGAATATTCTGTTGCTGAATCAACTGATCACGCTCCATTTTCTTTTTACGTCTAAGTTTTAGTAGCGCGTTAGCTAACTTTATATTTTTAACATCTCTAACATCTATAGCATCTTCTAAGTCTATAGACTTTTGAGTTATAGCCATTTGTATGTTGTTTTCTAATATAGCTTTTTCTTCTTCGTCTGGCTGCAGCTCTATAAATATACCAAAGTCGTATAAATGTAACTCACTTAACTCATCTAACGTCGCTACATTATGAACACCTATTTGCTGTATAAACGCGTCTTTTGTTGGTGAATATTCTAATATATCTGATATTCTAAGTGATAAGTTCTCTGCTAAGTCAGATGTTATAAACAAACCACCGGTCAGTATGTGCCTTGTAGCTGTGTTTGAATTAGCAGCTGCAAGTTTTTGCACTCCAACTAAAGCGTCTTTTGAAGGTGTACTACCATCTCTAGCTTCATTAAGACCCGTTACGTCACGAATCATTTGTAGATAATAGTTGTAAGTATTTATAAGTTGAGGTATTTTATTACCACCAGAGCCACTTGCTATTTCTTGAATAGGTATTTTACCTGGGTTTAAGTCACCTTCCTGTGTAAATGATCTACCAATTACAGAACCTGTTTGAAAAAACATGTTTAGCGCTTCTTGCGGATTGTAATTAGTTCCATTGCCAAGGTCAACTTCGGCTAAACCATCAGCGTCTAAATAAACACCATCTGGCACCATGCGTGACAACACCTGTTGTAGCTTCAAATGTGTTAGTTGAATCATATCAGCAAAACCGGTTATACGGCTAACTAATGATTCAATTTGTCCTTTATACATACGAGGCGCGCAAATACTATAATTCATTTTAACTTTAGTAAAATCACTTTTTGGTCGTAGCATATTTTTAGCCATTTCCCACTTAAGTAATTTATCTGTACCTAAAACTAAAACACCTTCATATAAAACTTCTAAAGATCTACCAACTTTTTGTATACCATACTGCTCAAGTATTTCTTGAGGTGGGTTAAATTGATCATCTTTAATTAATATTTTTTCAGCACCAGTAGCAGATTCTTTGACCTTATATACTTCATTCATATATGTTTTATAATTGAAGTATAATATTTGAACAGTGTTAGAATCTGTTTCGTCGTAATTAGTTATTGTTCTGTCGTAAAAACCATTGTTTTGGAATGATGTCTTACTAATATCTTCTAATTGATCATCTGTTAGCTCTGGAAATTGCTTTTTAAGCTCGTTAATATGAACTGATTTTATTTCACCAACATAATATATATCATCAAAATATGGTGATTCTGTATAAGAATATACCATGTATGCTGGATCTACATAGTCAACAACAACGCCCTCTGATTGTGTAAATCTATTTTTAACAGCTCCAATACCTATAGTGGTTAAATCGTAATTAACTCTTTTTCTAGTTAAATCATATTTATTACCCTCTAACAAAACATTTATAGCTTGCTCTTGCGCTATTTCAATATTTTGCTTGTACGTAAGCTGCATATGAAGCTCAAGTTCTTCTTTTGTTTCTGGTAAAGTAGCTGGATTATTTTCAAATAAATTAATACCTAAATTTTCTTGTACGTATTCGTTTATTTGTTTTGTTTGCATATCACGAATAATAGATTCCATATATGCAGTTCTTTTACCTACACCGTAAGGGTCTTGTGAATACGCGCTTATATCAAAAGCCCTTTCAGATATACCATTGACAACAATATCAACAAACTTAGGTATAATAGGTACTGGTTTCCAGTCTAAATTTAAATAAGATAAATCACCATTTATAGATAATTCGTCTTTATATTTTTGTATACTTTGTTCTCCGCGAGCGTATAGTCTTAATCTGTGAAAAGTGTTTTGATTACTTTTATACCTATTAACACCGTTGGTAGATTTAAACCATTCATCTTGAATAGCTCTACCAACTTTTAAACCATACTCGAAAGAGGCTTTTTCTTGATCACTAGCAACTTGACTAGGAAAAAAACTTTTTACAACTGACTCAGCCATATTTATTTCATTATTTTTGATATATTCCCGCTGTTAGTATATCTAGCGATTTTTATATTTATTGGTTCTTTTTCTATTTTAGCTACAGGTCTATATAAATGTCTATTGCAAGCCATTATAGCTAAACCAGAACTTATAGCAGCATCAAACTTTGTTCTTTTGTTTATATCGAACTTAGCCCAATCGTTTAATGTTTTATTAAAATACATATCTCCATATTGAGCATCTGATTTTAATCCAACGTATCTATCTATGTAAGACTCTATAGCCGCAGCGTGAGCTTGCTTTATGTCTTCACTAGAGTTAGGTATACCACCTATTTCTTTTTCAGCTACAGATAATTTGTTCCAAAGCTTATCAGGTCTGTTCATTGAATAACCTCTATAACCTCTTCTTTTTAAATAATATAAAAGTCTTGGTTTGTTATTTTCTGCGAGCAAAGGCATACCGTAAAAAACTAAAGCCATCAACACGTCTTCAAAAAACATTTCAGCAGTTTGCGGTCTAGCTATATATTCTAGAAAAAATGAGCTTGGCGGCGCATCTTCCATGCTAAACTTAGTTAAACCGTGTAAAGCACCTTTAGATCCTTTACCATCTACTGTTCCAGATATATCGTAACTATCACAACCAAAAGCACCTATATGTTCATTACCTGGGTGCTTAATACCATTTTTTATTATTTGTTTATTTTGTAAATCATAACTAGGAACCCAAGTGATATTGAAATTACCGTTTGGATTTGGTACAAATTTTACTCTAGTATCTTTTACACCATTCTCCCATTGAAATGTTCCAGTAGTAATAACGCTTGTGTTTCTTAAATCTTCGTTATAATCTATTTGCTCGTATATTTTAACTAAATTAAATATACTATTTTTTGTTTCGTCTCTAAACGCGTGTTCTTCAGTTCTTGGAAACTGTCTGTAAAATTCGTTTAAAGCATCTTGATCACTTCTGAGACCATCAGCTTCGTTTTCCCAATGTTCTATAACACCTACATCAATTAAATCACCATGTGGTCCTTCAACTGGTTCTTGCGGAGTATTGAAAACAGGGTGTCCATAAGAATCAATGAATCCCTCGTAGTTCCACTCCATAGGTATGAACAAAGAATATAGTCCTGAGCTAGTCTGTCCATTCCGGTTTCGCTTAGTAACACCGGAGTTGTAATATAGTTTTTTAAAATTTTCTCCACCTTTATCTAAAGAGTTTGACGTTGAACCCATCATACACTTACCTATGATCCTTGAACCTAATCTCAAACAAGTTTTAGTAACTCTCCAGTTATTTAATATATTATCAGGTCTCTCCCATTTACCACTTTCATCGTGCACTAATAATTTTAGTTTTTCCCCATCGTAGGAATTGTCACCAGTATTTTTCCAATCAATTGTGGTGTCGAGCCCTTCAAGTATTTCATCATTTGGTTTGTTCTGAATAGATTTACGAGTAAGTCTTGACGCTGGAATCCTATAAGCCAATTCTGTTTTTGGTCTATCCATACCGTCTTGGATTGGTTTGAAAAAGAACGGATAGTTGACCGATATTGGTACGACTTTATCTGTAAACATTTTTTTAGCGTCAGCTCCCGACTTAGACAATATTCCGAACCTAGAGTCGCTGGATATGGTCGCCATATTAACGGTTTCTCCACTTGCCATAAAAGAGAATCCAGATCTTCTGTTCTTGAGATAGCACATTCCATAGCATCGTGGGTCAGCTTTGCAAGCTTCCCAGAATATAAAGAATAATCTGTTTGCTTCTCTAAACTCTGGCTTGCCAACGTCAATCTTGGACCACTGCAGGTACATAAAGTGAGTGCCAGTAATGTAAGTAGCCACGCCTCTATTATAGAACCAATGACCTTCTTCTCGTTTTTTAAACTCATTATCTATGTAATTTTCCCATTTAGCTTTAAATTCTTCTGGATAATCTCTCCATTCGAATACACTATTAATGTTTTTAAGCTCTTTAGGATACTCTTTAGCTTCCCACCTGTCAATACCTTTAGTTAGATTTTTCGGTGTCTTAGGGAGAGCTATTTTAAGACCTTGTATTTCGTATATTTCACCTATTTGACCTGTCTTGCTAATAACTACAATGTCATTTTCTTTGTTGTAGCCATAATTCCATTTTTTAGATTTATTAAGTCTATTTAATGTGTTTATTTTTACAGGTTCAATTATCTTGTATAAACTCTGCTCGTACATTATCTAGACCTCCTTTCTGCAAAACCACTAAAAGTTTTTTTATTTTCTTCTTTTGGTTTATTTTCTAAAACAGCTTCCTCTTCTTGTATTCTTGTCAATATCTCAAAAGCGTCAAATATAGCTAGTTTTTTAGTTGCAGCAGCGTTTTTAAGTCTATCAGCTGAAACATCATCTTCTGTATTAGTAATGATTTTTTCCTCAGCTACTTTTATTAATTCCTCAACTGCTTTGTGACCAGCTTGGATTATACTCTTTTTCGTTTCCTTGATATTCATATTTAATTGTAATAAGTCTGTTTGGAACTCTATATAGTCTTTCATTTTCTATAAAAAACTCGTATTCAGCCCCAGGTTTAAAAGAAACTAACGTACCTTTTTCTATATAACCGTCGCTATGTTTTACAACACCTTTACCAACAACTTCTTTGTTTAATTTAAACATGTCTTCATCTTGCAAAGGTTTGATAAAAGAAAAACCGCTTATAGCTTTCCATTCATTATCTCTTTTATAAGCATAAACTTGATCTTGTTGTACAAAAAATAAGTCTTCTTTAAAATAGCTTTTACTATTTTTTTCTTTACCTCTTACATCATAAAATCTTCTAAATACATTATGATGTACTATGACTTCATCACCTGCTTTGACTTCGCTACAAATAGCTAATGGTGTAGCTATTACAACCCCGTGTCTACTTACATATTGATGGTTTTGCATTTCTGTATTTAGTATCAATTCAGAGTCAGCAATTTTAACCTTATTGTTGTTTCTTTCGTCAAACGGTTTAACTATAAAATTAAAAATACTGTTCATTAATATTCTAAATCATATTCAACTGCAATAGCCATGTTTTTGTTAAAATCTTTCCACGGCAGTATCTCATCATTCTTTTTAATATAGATAGAGTACTTTGTATCTTCTTCTATTATATTTTCTATAATATGACCACCATACACTTCCTGTCCAACAGAGTAGTGCATGGCATCATTCTTATAGTCTCTCCCAATACTAATTTTCCGTACTAGGCTCATTATCTAACTTCTTGTAAGATCCGTCGTTTATATCTATAGTTATGTCTCCATAGATACCTCTTAACTCTTCTTGATACTTTTGCAATTCTACTTGAAGTGTGCTAGCACCGTGAAGCACTTGGTGTTTTTCAATTTCTAACTCACCTATTTTTAACTGGTGTTGGTTAAAATTTTTAACTAAATCTTGCAATTTAACTAACTCTTCTTCTTTAATTGCTTCTACTTTTTTCATTTTAATTATATTTAATTGTTATTTATAGTTTTATTATTACGTATAAAGTTAATTATTTACCTAACTCCAAGGCAAACCTGTGTTTGTTGGTAGGTCTTCTATTTGGTCTTTTTTAATAGTCGCCTGCGCATCTACGTAAGTTTCAGCATCTGTTACAGCGGTTGCTCCTAAGTCTGCTTGCACTAAACCTATAACTTGAGATTCGGTTAGTTGATCATAAGGCGTTAGTGGAGCTGGCCCTACTACACCAGATAAAGTATTAGTAAATACTTTTCTAGCATAACCAACACCGTCCTGCCCTTGCGCTGCAGATATTACCACTAGCTTATCCTCGCCAGCGTTGTTTTCATATTCCATTGATAAAATTGTCCAAGTCGCCATATTTATTTTTAATTATAAGTTCTTATTTCTAATGAGGCTTTTGTAAGCTTGCCATCGCTATTATGTGTAAGTATTCTTAAATTGTCAGCGTCAATAACCTCCCATGCAACATCATGATTGTTTTCAGCTGATCCACCATTTACAAATACGATTGTTTTTAATAGTTTAAATTTACCCGGTGCGTTTAAATTATATTCCCCGCTTGCTACCCTTGTAAAAGCACTATATGGTGATACAATACCTAACGAGTTTTCTAAAACTAGATTAGGTTGTGGGTTTGCAGCTCCTGATTGACTAAGCAAGCAAACAAAACTTAAGTAGTCTGGCTTGTATGGATTCTCTGTTTCTATTATTTGACCATTTGCATCAACGGATAAATTGTAGGCTGCTGTTCCAGTTACAGTGCCTGAACCATATGTAGGTATTTTAATATTACCAGCGCCGTTTATACTTAAAGAGTTTGATCTACCACCTCCAGATCCATTACCTATTTGGAATTTATTAAAAGAATCTGTATTGTCATTATATGTGCCTAAATAAACACCGTATTGAGAAGACCCTTCAAGATAAGCTCCTATTAATTTTTGCTGCCCTTGCGTGCCAGCGTTATTATTGTTTCCAACTACAAAAGATTGAAAACCTCCTGCTGGTACGCCATTAGTAATCCCAAAAACAGCGCATGTGTTTGCAGATATGGTGTTGTTAATCCCGTAAGCAATAGACTCTGATCCTGTTACAGTGCTATTTTTACCACCTATAAAACTATTATCACCTGAAACAACATTGTTATCACCAGTAGCTATAGACTGAAATCCACTTGCCGTTGTGCCATTTCCTATTGCAAAAGAGTTTGGTCTAGAGGCTACGCACTCAAAACCAAACTTAGCTGAGTTAGTGCCGCTTGCTGATCCTTCGTAACCAAATTTAACAGCATTATTCGCCGTAGCTGTACCACCAAATCCAGAAACAAAAGTGTTTTTAGCCTGTGCATCGCCTTTTTCACCAATAGCTACTGATGATGGCCCAGATGCGATTGAATCTTGCCCAGATGCAATACTATAAGGACCAGAAGCAACTGACTTGTTTCCAAACGCTGCTGAAGCTAACCCTCCTGCTTCAGTTAATAAACCAAAGGCAGAAGATCCTCCTCCTGATGCTAATGTTATAAAGTTAGCAGCGAATGATCCATTTCCAAAAGCTGTAGTAGCCGCCCCTACTGATAACGCGTTTTCTCCGTTTGAATATGCATTACCACCCATATTAAATGATGGGCCGATGTTTAATATATCGCCAGAAGGTAATACAACACCACCGCCGCCGTCTTGAGTTATAGAAAACTTTTGACTGCCGCCAGAGTTTAAATCTAATAGCTTAGTGTTAATAGCTGGCGTATACGCTGTAGTAGTTATAGCGTTTAAATCAAATACAGTACCACCATCTACTTTAGTTTGTGTTATTTGAGAATCGCCTAATTCACCGTTTGGGCCATCAGTCCAAATAGGTAAAGTGTTTGTTGTACCAGTTCCGCTCACAGTTCCGCTGCTAATATCAATCCACTCAATCTGCCCACCGTCCGATGATAGTACTTGACCTGCTGTTCCAGGACTACCATCTCCATCAAATAATTGCTCACTAATAGTTACTGTACCATTAAACTCGGCATCACCATCCGCAACAAAAATACCTTGAACTGTGACGTTATTACTACATTCCACTTCATCGATGAATGTAGCCACACCGTCGACTGTTAAAGTTGAATTTATAGTTACAGGGTTATTAGCTACTAAATCGCCTTGCACTGTTAAATTATCGTCGAATGTAGCCACACCGTTGACCGCTAAACTACCGTCTACGCTAAAATCTGATGTTACATCTAACCTGCCGGTCACGGTCACGCCTTGACCTGTAGCTGCTTGAGTTATTATAGAGTCATCAATTTTTTGCCCGTCTGGTGTAAACAGAGGTATTGTGTTTAAAGTACCGCCTCCGGTTATAATATTCTTAAGAGATATTAAGCCGTCTCCAAGCGCACCTATTGAATAGTTTTTAGTTATACTATTGTCGTCAGCATCAGTACCTATT